GAAGCTCTATTCTAGCATCTGTTAGTTTTAAGTGGAAAGACTTATAATTGTCTAGTACTTCAACGTTATTGTCGGGATCTAAGTTTTTCAACTCTTGTTCTGACTTAACTTTATTGATTGATAGCTTATCAAGAGATACGCTAGAACCGTTCAAAACTTTTTTTGATTTGTGAGCATCATCAATAAACTTGCAAGTAGGAAATTCATCACCACAAGGAACTTCGTCCAGTAGCTTAATCTTCTTTTTTTGTCTTCTTATCTTGTCTTGCAGTTTTTGAATATCATTTTCTAAGTCTTTAATTCTTTCAATTCTTTCTTCTATCTCTTTTTGTTTTTGTTGAACTTCCTCAATTGGAAATTCTTCTAAAAACTCCTCTACTTCAAAAATATACTTTTCTTTTGCTGTGCTTTCTGCTACAAGACTTACACGATTATTTTCATACCCTCTTAACAATTCATTCTGTTCCTTGATATCCGACATCAAATCTTTGATATCTACTATATCGTCAGGAATCTCTTTCAACTTTAGAGAAATTTCTTGTAAGTCTTGTTGTTTATTAGCTAACTGCTGTTTAAGGCTACTACAATGCAGCTCTTTTTGTTCTAGCTTAATATTGTTTTCACTGTAAACTTCTTGTGCTTCTTCAATTTCTTCATCAAAATTTCTGTTCTGCCACCGACGTAACAAAGCTTTTGTGTCCGAAGCTTCTTCTTTCGCCATCCTAAACTTGCGCTCAAAAACTTCAAGGTCTAAAAACTTAGCAAGAATTTCTTTGCGGCGCGTGGAGCCTTCGCTAATATATGAAAGGGATCCTAATTGTGACGCCATTGAAGTTAAAAGAAAATCTTCCATTGTTCCAAAAATCTTTTTAATATTTTTGTCTGTTTGATTTCTAGATGTTCCGTTAAGGCTTTTTTCTTCTTGAATGGCGTTATCGTAAACATTAAACTCAAGATCTGTTTTTGCTTCGTCTGTTATATTACCTTTAAGTTTTTTCTTATACTTTGTACTAATGCGCTCGATCTTATAAGTTTTTGTACCAACATCAATCTCAACGTATCCTCGGCAGTAATCTTTGTTTTGATTAATAATATTAAGATTCTTGCGGTTGTTTTTTGATGTTGTGTTGAACATTGTATATAAGATTGAATCAACAATACTGGACTTTCCAGAAAAATTCTTACCAAAAATACCAACAATACCATTTAAATTGTCAAACCGAATTGAATTTTTTTCGCCGTAGTTAAAAAGATTATCCCACTCTACTTTTTTTAAACGCCAGTTGACGTTGCGTGAGATCTCCTCCTCCTCTTCAACTCTTTTTTTGTAAGCTCGATTAAGGTCAAGAACCTTCTTAGTCGTTTCGGAATCGACTTGATACTCTTGCAGATACTCTTCAATTAACTCCTCCTGGACATTAATATCTCGTAAATCTTCTTTTACTAAAGAATTAGTTATATCTTCTAAATTTACACGATCTCCTTGTGCACGATTTAAATATGTAATAGCCTCGGGCTTGAAACGTGTTTTTGCAATATCAATTGCTTTTCGAATCACATCTAAAGGCAGATGATTCTCGGAAACAAGACGCAAGCGTGCACCTGTTTGTACCTCTACTCTTTTAGAAATTTTACCAGTTGGTGTCAAAGGAATTGTAATAAAAGGCTTGGGGTTTTTTAAAACAAAATGTCTGCACGTGTAATTTTCTTTGTCTTCGATGTCCCAGAGCAAGTATCCTTTGTCATTGGTTTCTCCGTGATTCTGTTGGACCGTTGAGCCAGGATAACGTACCTTGCCTTTTCTGTCCAAGATTTGATTGGTCTTGTGTATATCACCAAGAAAACCATAGTCAAAATTATCAAAGATGCTAATATCATTTTCACCTCTCTCCATTCTCCATCCATGATCTGTTTCACAATTTGAAATAGATCCATGGTATAATGCAATGTTTATTCGATTTGTATCAGTTGGTTCAATCCAATTGTCCTCGTCAAACACAGACAGCACATTCAACGAGAAACGGTCGTTTAACGGCGTTTCTCCCGCATCACGAAGTAGGTATAGACTTTCGTGCTCCAATGCGTTGGCGATAGGCGTAAGGGCGTCCTGACGGCTTGAGTTACGTAGGTTCCCATCGTGATTGCCAAGAATGACGTAAGTTGGTGCTATGTCTGCTAAATTCTTGAGAAAATCAGAACACATCTGAACATATTCAGGGCTAATCTGAGTTTTCGTGTGTGCGATATCTCCGCAATGAATTATGTAGTCTGGTTTTTGTTCTCGGAGGTTTTTGTACAGTTGACTAAAAACTTCTCTATATTCTTTATGATATTTTAAATTTCGGATATGAGTATCCGCTATGTGCGCAAAACGCATAAGATCTCCATTAATATAAGTTTATTATAACAACAACAAAGATAAAGTCAATATTTAATTCTTGTTCCCATTAATCTATCAACCCAGTCGGTTGTGACTCCCCAGTTAGCATCTTGATTTTTTCCCATATGGTGATCGTAATGCCAAGGGACGTGTTTTCTTGCCCATTCAGGATCTAAATGAGCTTGTTTGTGTACAAAATAATAACCTAGGCCTCCGTAAAGAAGACCAAGATAAAAAGGTAAGGATAAAAAATATAACGGTGAATGTAGCAAAGCTAATAATATTAAGCCCATGATCTCTGAACGGGATCCCGAGGAGTGCCAACTTTTCTCATAATCGTCATCGTAAAAATCATTCTTTCTTGATTTTTTATGATGGACGCTCCAATGAGAAGACCAGTTGCTTTTTTTGTTTTTGCCTAAGCCGTGTAGTACGTATTTGTGCAACACCCATTCTAGAATGTTTGTATATAACAATCCTGCTATAAAGAAAAATGCATAATACAGCACTACCCCATTACGTTAGATCCTCGAAGATTCTGGTCATTTCTTCTTGAAGAGTTTTTGCTAACTCTTTGTCGCCTTCCTCAAGGGCTTCAAAATAATAACCGCCTAACTTTTCAAAGCGTTCTTTCAATACTTTTCTTAGAGTTGGATTATTGTTCTCAACTAAAACAGTACGATTTGCTTCTCGTAAAATGCTGTGGCGTTCAATTTCTTCGTTGATAATTTTGTTTAGTTTTTGTTTTGTAATTTTCATAAAGATAATCCTCTCTAATATTAAGTAGTTGGTGGAGATGTCGGGAGTCGAACCCGAGTCCTAAATATTTTAAAAATAATGTCATTCACAAGGTTATTCAGTTTACGAACTCTGACAAACTTATCCTATCCAGCGCGGCATTGGCTCTTTAAAGAAGCCAAAAACTTTTTTCGTAGTCTTGGTTAACAAGGCGACTACAACCCCGTAATTAAGCCGCTAGGGCGTAATCAAAGCTAACGTTATCGTTGGCGTTTAAATTGTTGAGTGTTTTTGCTGTGCCACACTCACACAGCCTTGCACATTAAATTTTCAATACTCAGTCGATACCAGTTCATCCCCGTAATTTATTTCATTGATTTTTTGCCGCGGCATTTCCACTTCTTTCTAGAAAGTGTATTTGCGCATGGCGGATTTTTACATTTTTTGATGCCAGCTGATCTTGCGCAGTATGCATCACCTTTTGCTGTGCCGGGACGAATTCTGTCGCCACCACCTTTTGCTTGGCCGGCTTGCCCGAATGAGCGACATTTGCCATCAACTCTTTTAGCAAACCTTTTGCCTTTGGATGGCTTGCAGGCTTTCTTCTTTTTCTTCTTCTTTTTTTTCTCTTCTAGTGGAGCGCAAACTGGGCAGAATTCTTCATTTATATCCTTAGCATCAACTTCGTAAAATTCTTCTTCGCTAAGAACAGCCTCTAACTCTTCTTTAATAATTTCTTGTAGATATTCTTTTGTGATTTTCATTGTTTATTCCTTATTGTCCTAGCTACTTTCGTCTAGTGTAACATATTCACATCTTCCTTTGCCATCTCTAACAAACCAATCTACAAATTCGCCATTACGTTTTTTTCCAAGGCATACTTCCTTACGAAAAGCGGGATCATATTTTGCTACATACTTATCATCACGAACGTACTTTGGTTCTTCTTTTTTTTCTGTTAAGACTGCTTCTAATTCTTCTTTAATAATCTGCTCTAAATTTTCTTTTGTGATTTTCATAATGGTTATCCTTTTTTGCCGGCTTTTGATTTTTTGCCGTAATTTCCTTTTTTACCACAAGCGCCGGGTGTTGGACGACAAGATGGATATTTTGCTCTCTTTTCTCCGCCAGATCTACCACAAGCACTACATTTCTTGCGGCCTGTTTTTTTATCTTTGCGGCAAGTGTTACAATCAACCCATCCGCCTTTTTTGCCTTTTGCGCCTTTTCTTCCAAACCAATCACGAAGACTAGTTTCGGAACTTGGCTTTGCAGTTAATTTTCTTTTTTTCTTTTCTTCCAAATATTTTAGAACTTCTTCCCTGATAATTTGGTTTAATTCTTCTTCAGAGATTTTCATTTCTTTTTCTTCCCGCCTGTGCCCCAATTCTTGGCGCCGACTTTGCGACACTTTACAAGGGCCCCAGACGCATACGCTGAAGGCCAGACACTATATCTTGATCTTACTTTGTGATAGCAAGCATCTTTTTTACCTTTCTTCTTCTTTTTCTTTTTTTTCTTTTTGCGTTTTTTTTCGTCAAGCATTTCTTCTTGCGCTTCCAAGAAAATTTCAATGCCTTCTTTTACGTGAATTTCTTCACCGTCTTCCAAGATGTAATCGCCGTCTTCATGCTGTCCTACGCCTCTTAAACCTTTCAGAAAGTCTTTTAAATCAAAACCTTCTGGTAATTCCAACTCATCAACAGCTTTCTCAATAGGATCTAGCCCTGCAGCTCCGCCTTCATCTTTTAAAACGTCTACAACAACGTCTTCAATCTTTTCTTCAGAGGCCTCTTCTTTTAAATACTTTCGCCAGCTTTCAAATATAAGTTTCATTTATAAGTTTCCTTAAATATTTCTGCTCCAACAACACCATAATCTCCCGGACCATATTGAACTAAAAAATCTCCTGCTTCCCCTTGTAATAGATCTGCAGACCAAGATACCTTTACTTGAAATGGTTCTTGCATTTCTTTGGCAAATACTGGAATATTTTTCTTTGCAGCTTTTCCAGGTTCTAGAATATCGTATGTTTGCTTAAACTTCTTGACGGGAATAGGCCAATTTTCGCCTTTAGTACCAGTCATGATAGCATCTCCAGCGTTAGCTTTAACTGGGCCTTCTTTTGTTTGTATCACTTCATCATCTTTTGCATACCTAAAATTAAGTGGAATAGGTTTTTTAGCAGTTTTAAATGCTTTAGCGTCTTGAGATAAATCTGGGTTTTCATCAGCGCCAATGGCCTCGATTAAATACTTTCGCCAATTTTCAAATAAGAGTTTCACTTAACATTTCTCACAACAACTTTCACAAGCACAAGTCTCGCAGCAGCAGCTGCAATGATTCTTGTTGAATAAATTTACTAACTTATGTAATACTTTTTTCATTAATCAATCTCCTTTACAAATTAAAGATTTCATTAATTAAATAGTCATAAGATTTGATAAATGTAGCTTCTTCTTTTCTCTTTATAAACTGTTGTCTAGACATTTCGCCGACGTCGTTGTATGGCAAAATATTAATTTTATGAACTTCAATGTCATATTCTAATAAAAGTTTTATAATTTTTAATGTTTTTCTGTCGACATCCGGATCTAAAGCAATGTAGACAGGTGTATCATTTTCTACAATCTTCTGAAATAGTTTTGAATGTTCTCTTAATGTTGAGCCAAGAATTGGAACAGAATTATCTCCAGCTTTTATAGCATCAAAAACACCCTCAACCAAAATCATATCTTCATCAAAGTCAAGATATAACTCATTAAAGACAATATCCTTGCTAGCTTGTGGATTTTTATACTTTCTCCAGTCGTCTCCGTAACTTCTAGCAATAAAAAAGTTTGCTTTTCCGGTTAAGCCAAACGAAGGAATAATAATTCGTGATCCAAAATCGCCGTCGTCGCAATAGCCAATCTTCCATTTAACAATATCTTCCTTGTAAATGCCGCGGCTTTCTAAGTAATTTAAGGCGTACAAAGAAGTTTTTGGAAGATTTTTGTTTGCTAGCGATACAAACTCTTCTGGTAAATCAAGCGTTTGCTCTTCCTCAACAAAATTATCATCTTGTAACAAGACTTCCGCAAAAGTTGAAACATCAATTTGTTGTGTTAGTTGTCCCCACTCTTTTCTCTGTTCATAGCTTCCATAGCGACGAATAAGGCGATAGATTGACCGTCCAGAATATTCGCAAACCCAACATTTAAAAACATCTCGCTCTATATTAACAGATAATTTATTTTTGTGATGATTGCATTTCGGACAAGCAAAAAGAAGTTCGTTTCCAGATTGATGACAATACCCTAAAGTGCTTCTTAGGATTGAACGTTTTTTTCCATCTGACATAAATACCCTGCTTGTGCGATAACCCAGCTGTCTGCTTTATCAAAACAGTCAGGCTTGGGATTACCGTGTTTTGTATATAGTATATTAACAGCGGGAACATTGTCTAGTACATACTGAATTACGACTTGTTTTGCTTTGACACCTTTCGGCACTTTAATGCCGCATTTTTTTCTTGCAGAGGTCGCAGCAATGTATTCGGGCTTTATGTTTAGCAAATCATAGCACAGCCACGAAACAATACCGTTGAAGCGAGATAACGTAGAGAGTGTTTTTGCCGAAGAAAAACCACTTCTAAAACTTTGAAGAGATTGTTCGATATAAATTTCTTTGATTGCAAAGGTATCGTTTAATTCTTGAACCTTGCCTTTGATAATTTCTGCTTTTTGAAAGAATTCTTTATACTTTCTTAAATCCCAAGCTTCATTATGAAGAACTTTGCCATTTTTATCAATTACTGTCACACCTGTTATACTAGTGCTGATATCTAAACCTAAAATCATATATAGATTATATCAGTAATCTAGCTTAAGTTTAAATGTATATTGATCATTTTCTTTTTTGCGAACAGGAGTTGCTAATTTTGCAATTGCGATTAAATTACGATTTGAGTCGTATATTCCAATCTTAGAGATAAAAGTTTGTTTTTGAAATTTCTCATCATAGTTCAAATATGAGCTACTCACTGTATTCACTAGCTTGATACCTCCGGGCTCAGTATAGGAGGTCGATGAGGTAACATAAGTTATTTCATTTTTAACAGCATTATCAAAAGTTGCGTATGTTGGATTAGGAGAAAAATTTAAATCTCCAGGAATAGCATGCGCAAACATTGTCATCATATTGAGTTTTTGTGTGCCCTTTACATTTATTCCGTAACTAGAAGAAACAGTCTCCTCCGTTTTTCTTGCAAATGCATTCCATCTTGGACGTTGGGCGGCGCCTCCATCAGTAACATATTTTGCCGTATGTGTTGTGTTAAGATCCCAAGATCCGGTTAAAATAATAATCCCTTCATTGTAAAGTACAACTCCTGCTACTTTGTTATCGTTTGCAGAAATTGTTCCAGATGATTGGATTAATTCTCCATTTCTATTTTTATCTGTTAGCTTTCCTAATAAGGAACCAGATAAATAAAATCTTAAATCTACCGTGCCGGGCTTTATATTACTTCCATAAAAAATAGAGGGAAAGTCAAGCATTGATAATCGTTGAGTTCCTTTATTGCCAAGAGAAGAAGAAAAAGCATAATGCTGACTTCTGTATTTATAAAAATTTAAAGTGTTTTTAAGAGCATCAACTTGCTTTCTTGTGGCACTTGTGTCATAGACTGCCGTTGTTATAGAAGCAGTCAGAGGATAAGTTCCTTGCATCAAGGCGCCGGCGTCCAAAGCAGCATATTGACTAGTACTAACTGTTCTAAATCTTTCCAAAGATGATCCTTTGGGTAAAAATGGGTATATCAAACTTGCTGCAGGTCGATTAACATTTAATTCATAAAGATTGATATGCCCAGAGGGAGTGTTAGAATTGGAAAGAAGTTGATCTTTGTTTTTATAATAAGCTTTCGATTTATATATAAAAAAATTACAATCCGGATTTAATTCTATGGTGTTAATAAAAACATCATTTTTTTCAAATTCGTAGTAAGGCATATTATAGCACCTTAGTAATCTAGTCTAACTCTAACTGTTAACTCATTTGATGGATCTTTGCGAAGAGGTTCTGACAGCTTAGCCGTTGCTAGCAATTCATTATCCGCAGAGTAAAGACCTAACGTTGTCACATATGACACAGGTAAATCCGTCGAAACAGTTTTTGTAACAATTTGACTTGAAGACAAATAAGTTGGGTTAGAGCTGTAATTAAACTCGTTGTTATTCATTCGGCAAAAATAGATTGTTGAGTTTAATTCTGTTGTATTGTTAAATTCAATGCTTTCAATTCTGTGTCTAATATGATTGCAACTAGACGATAAAGCAGAGCTTGTAAGTGCCTGAGTCATCTTTAGGCCGGCGGCATTAACTTGCATTTCTGGCACGCCCGCAGATGCAGAAATACCTAATTCTGAGCCACTCATAAAGACAGAAGCTGTAACAACTGCTATGCCCGCTTGATAATAGATAAGGCCCGCGGCCTCAGTAGTCTTGGTTGGGGCAGTCTTAATTGGACTGCCGACTAAGTTAGACGCAAACAAAACACCATACTCCCCTGCAGGTGAATTTACAAAATATCCATCTGAGCCAGACGTATCTGCTAATCTAATCTGGGCAGCCATAGCATTCGCAGTACCAAATTTACCGCCCACACCAAGATCTAGTTTAAATGAACCTTTCTTAATTTCATCTTTTGATAATAGGCGCGCGAAGTTAATAAAGAAAACATCATTCATCTTGCCAGCACCGTCAGCAAGATTGCCATCGATGTCGAATCTTTGAATCTTGCCATCTTTATCATGTCCAACAAGTACTTGAGCTAGCTGATTGTAGATATTAACTTTATTTTTTCTTTGCGTTGCATCAGTTGTTGATCCGGAAAGAACCGAGCCGGTTGAGTAGCCCACAGTTAAATCTAAAATATGGTTTGCAGAAGAACTTAAAAAAGGATAATCGTAAACCGATTGAAACATACCATGTGAATAATTCTTAATATTTGCTTCTGCTCCAACTTCGTAAACACCAGTTCCGTATGTTCCCGAAAGTATTGTTCCAGTTACAGGAATTGCTTCGTGTAATAAAGTTCTTGTTGTTGTCTTATCGTTATTTAAAAATGTTTTAAAAGTGCTTGCCATTATTTTTATCCTATATGTTTAGACTTTTTTAATAAATCGCACAGGAATATCTAACCTGTATCCAGTTGTAACACCAGTAATCCTTACTGTTGAGTCAATAAAGCGGTGGCTTCCATAGTTCTTTGAATCGGTATTGAGTCCAAAAGTACCACCCAGTCGAGAAAATAAACTAGTGCTTGTGTTTAATTCTAATGAAGCTCTGATTGTAAATTTTAATCTTGTTCCTCTTGGGCCGGCGACGGCCGAAATGTTACTATTGTTTGTCCCTTCATTATTCGTTGCTGCTGGCAATGAAGATACAAAATTTGGATTACTTGTTGCAGATAAGTAATAACTAGCGATTCTATCGTCATCAATAAAATTTGGATTTGCTAGAGCATTTCCTGCCTCAAGAGGAGTGTTGATCTTGCCTAGGCGGTCATCGATCTCAATAATATATTGATTTTCCATAAGATCAGAATCTAATGTGAAGCTACTTGGAATCTTTGTTGTATCTAAACCTTGATCAACGACAATCTGAGTTGAGCCATCACCACCATTTCCTGCAGGCTGTCCATCTCCCCTTATAATTCCAAGCTGCGTGTATAACTCTTTTGTGCCAACTTTGTTGACAGAAGTCTCGTTATCAACTGTCACCAAATACAACCCACTCACAGTTGTGGTTGTACAAAGTTCCGCGTTAACACCATTGACATTATTTGCCAATTTAACAACAGGCAAATAAAGTAAGTTATTGCGAGGAATTGTCATTAACTTATGTTTACAAGAGCTAATATTATTTGTAAAAGCCTCTAAAACAGGTGTTGTTAAAATATCCAAGTCATAATAAGCAGAGCCGGATGAATTATTTTTATTATATTTTGCATAATCAATTTCATCATCAGCTGCAGCAAATTTTGTGATTTTGAAAGATCCGTCGCCTCTGGCTAATCTTTCACGTCCAAGGTCTGTTAATACGGCGTCTAGAATAATATCGCCCGAGTTGTCTAAAAATCCCATTTAAGTTCTCCAAATTATAAAGAATTCTAAATAAATAGTGTACTACTTTAATTAGTCTTTCTTGTTTAATATTAATTATTTTTCTAAGGTTGGTTTCTTAAACCGTAAAAAGATATCAATTTTTCTTCCTGTTTTTTTCGATGTTAGTCGAATTTTAAATCTATTATTTGTATCATCATCAAGATTTCCAAAAACAGATTGCTGTCTGTAGCCTATCTTTAAGCCACTTACATCTTCATTTAAATTATTTTCTACGTAATTTTGTATTGAGTCATTTATTTGTGGTTCATAATAGTCAGTTCCACCTTCTTCAACTGTTGTATTAATTAAACTTTGGTCGAACGAAGGAGTAATTCTTAAATATTTTCTCATTGTTTTAGTTTTTTGTTTTTCTAAAATAATTTTCTGTGAATTAAAAAAGTTTACGTCATAGGTCTCTACAATCAAATAGATTGCACCTTCATTGTTTACCATTTCGATTTGATAAACAACTGTTGGATTAGAGAAATCAGGAGCTTTTTCTGTTTCTAAGTGTTTTTTGTCATTTGTTCTAAACGTATACCAGTATTTTGTATTTGGTAAAATTCTATCTATAAAAGTCGGATCACCTAAATTACGATTTAGAGTCACACGTTTAGCTAAGCCTGGGATTCCAAAGTCTGTGTATGACTCCGGGCCTTCAGGCATTTGAACCGCAGAGATTCTAAACATATCGAAGCCTGTTGCGTCACCCTCCGATTTAAATAAAGTTTGATTTTTATTATTTGTTATAGAAGAATTTTCAATTATTTCAAAATCTTCTTCTAAAATTGGAATGTATGTATCGTAATATTCATCTACTCCAGTGTTAAAGGTAATTAAAATTTCATTATCAACGCCTACATAAGGGACAAAATTAATATTTGGTGGTACAGGAGGTGCTTCTTGTAATTTAATTGTCGCAGGAGATGTGTATGGTATTTCAATTAATTTGACCGATTGTTTTGTATCGGCAATTAAATTAAATGTATATTCGCCCTTGCGTGTATCAGTAGATCCTGGTGCTGTTAAATATGGATTTCCTTGATCAAAATAAGCTCTTGGGTCGTCGGGGCCTTTAACATAGAAATACTCATTTCCGATAATCAATTGTACAGCAAATATTTGATATTTATAATTTTTTCCGTATATAACTTGTGTATCAATAAGATTTACATCGATTAATTCAGAATCGTTTAAAACATAAAAGTTTTGTACTAAATTATCATTAATATCTCTTTTTTCAACTCTATAAAAAAGAGTTTCACTATACGCACTTTTTCCGTTAACAATATCTTGATAATTTCTAAGATTTTCTTTTACAACCGAAGCATAGTTTGATAAAAATGTCATTTTATAAATTAGCCGTGTCAATGGATCGCTCTCAAATATATTCAAAGTACTATCGGAAAACTCTTCTCCATTGGCGGAAATAGATCTAGTTGATCCTTGTACAGCGCTGCTGACTACTCCACTGAAGGAATTTAAATTTTTAATTTCTTCTACAAACTTATCGAAATCATAAGCTTTATATTGATCTCCTGCTTGTTTAAGATTAAAAATTTGTTGTCCTAGGTTTTCATCTGCTTCGTCGGATAAAGGAGTGTTCATCGAATCTTGATATGTATGAAAATTAATATCAAACATTCTATCGCCATTTTGTTCTTTTTGCCAAATGTAATCTAATACTAAAATATCAAATAATTTTGAATTTGATAAAATATCTGCTATCTTATTAGAAGTGTCTGTATTGAAAGTAATTTCATTGTAAAAAGGAAACACTGCTTTTGAAGTATTAACTTCATTATTTTTTACAGCGTTTGGAGAAAAAATTAAATTTTTATATTTATCTGCAACAATTGCTAAATCTAAATTAGAAAATGTGTCTAAAAAGTCCGTGTTTACAACTCTTGACCATTCATCTAGGTACTGATTTGCAACTCTTCCTTTTACTTCGGAATATTCTCCTTTTTCATTTTTAAGAGTTCTCAAAGAATTGCCTTCGATTTTATAATTTAAAGTTGAGTGAATTCTATAATTTAAGTTTTCTCCATACTCTTCAAAATCTGTTTTAGTTTCCTCTATTATGGTGTATAAATTTGGAAGATACAATTCACTTGGTACATCATTGATAGTTATGTTTTTAAACTTATTCAAGCTTTTTTCATATGATTCTTGATAAAAATTATACTCCGGTATTACATTCGAATATAAAACTTTTATGCTTCCAAAATCATCTTGTTTGCTTAATGAATGGGGATGCGAATAAGTAAATGTATGATCTAAAAATTTTTGCACAGAGGTAGGAGGTAAGGCGCCAGGGGTACCTAGTAAAAATGCTTGCTGGAGTCCTAGATATTGTGGACTTGCATTTTGTTCTAATGACGTTGTTTTTCCTTTGGATAGATAATAGTTAAATAAAACTTTTTCATTATCTTCGCCCGTAATATTGGCACCTAGATACTTTAGTCTGTCTCCCAAACGACTTTCTTTTTTACTATCTTGCTCATCAAAATCTAATATAAGGGCAATAAAAGTTGTATTTCTAATTTCAAGATTTTGTAAATCTAGCATTTCTTGAATTCCATCTATACCTGTTAAAAAACCATAATCAAAAGTTTCTAACTCTGGTGACAAAGATTTCACTCCAATAAAATACCTCAAAGGAGGTCTAAAATGTGAAAAATCTGTAATAATTGATGTCTTATTAGGATTCAACGTTTTGGTATGGGAAACATTAACTGACTTCGGGTCTACAAATCTATATTGCTCTCCGATTTTAAAAAAGAATTTACCTAAATTATAACGTAGTAAATCAGTATCGTCAATATCTTGGTTAGATACATCAAACGCTGTAGGCGGTGGCGTTGTTTGAGAAAAATCATTAGCTAAACGCAAGGGCGCCGTTAATGGAATTCCATATTTATATGGTAATATTTGAGTCTCTTTACTGTTAACAAATAAAGTTTGATAACCTAAAGGTTTGTTATTGTTATCTAATTCTGGTGCCATATTTATTTATCCGTTAATTATAATTAGAACGCTCATGAATAACCTCCGCCGCGGCCTTCGGTTACACCACGAGTCTGAGAATCTTGCGGAGCGCGCGCCCCTTGCACCTCTCTGTTGGGCTCTTGGGCGCGTGGGGCAATTGCGTTAGTTGCAGCATTAATAGCGCGTGGATTTGTATTCACTGCTCTTGGACTCGGGCCGGTAATATCTTCTCTTAGTTCTGCTTGTTGTATTGCCCTAGTAGGAACTGGCTCTGTTTGTTGACGAGCTTGACTAACTAAGGTTTCAGCTACTCTATTAATCCTAACTGCATTTTTATTTTGCACTACTTTTGGATCTGTGCTTATGGCTGACTTAAGATCAGGACTATTTCCTAAAACAATTATATCATCTAGATCTTGTTTTGTTTTTGTCTCAACGTCTGTTTCGTCCTCTTGGTCAATAGCCAATAGGGCTTCTTTCTCTGCAACTGCTGTTACGGTTGCTTCCCCCGGATCGATTATAAAGTACTCATTTAAGATTGGTAGCTCTAAAAATTTATTATTATTTCTAATTCCCCATGCAGAATTTTCATATTTATACAATTTACATATAATTCTTTTTGGAGTGTCAGAAGCAGCAAGATTGTTGAATGAATCTGATGTTAAGGGAGTCCAGACTGGATTGAAAAAAGAGTCGTATCGTTCAAGATATCTTACTTCTACAACGTTTGAGTAATTAAACCACCACCAGCCAATGGTATTTAAACTCAAGGGTGTCTCTTTAAACAAACCAAAGCCTAATTGTGGTTGGCCGGCCAAATACTGTTTTATCTGTACCCCCTGTGGTGCAAATTGTGTTATCAATGCTTGAAGACAAATAGGCAGCTGCTGATACCCAGAAAGATCGGGGCCTTTATACTTTTCTGGTATTAGACTTTCGTCTTTTAAAACAATATTGCTTACCATTCCAAATAAGAAATTTTCTATATTCTGACTTAAATCAGATTCAAATGTATTATCTTCATAATCAGAAGCTTCATTAACTTCGGGTGTGAATTGAAATGCAGATAAGCTTGTATTTTTGCTTGTTTGCTGTTGGTTATTTTTTAATTTTGATGAGTCAGAATATTTTTCACTATTTTCATCTTTGGCCGGATCAGACAAATAATCTAACTGCTTAACGAAACTATTATCAAACAATACACCATACCTGCCTGCAATATCTATTAGTTTCCTTATATTATTCTTTTCTCCCATAGAGATTAATTTACTATCCATATTTTTGTTATGATAATATTCTAAAATATCTAAAATTATAGGCTTGTAATAATCAAAGTCGACTCTAAAAGGCTTAAGAACGCTAGATAAAAACACTGAATTGCTTGTAGGCAATGAGTTAGTTAAATATTTTCGATTGTCAATAAATACTTGAGTCGGAGTAAAATATCTAAGTTTATTTGGGTTGCTAATATTTCCTAGCGGACTAGTATTTGTTTCGTCCAGTAAGAAATTTTCTTGCAGTTGGGCGTTAGCCATTGATAGATATAATGTTGTTGATATTGTTCTGATTGAATTTTTGCTATCTGCTTTGGTTGCGTCTTCAATCAAATCATTAGCAATAATATATTCGTATCCAGCATTAATATTTTCTAGGTTTGCGTTGTCGGCAAAAACTTCTGTTACTTTTACAGTATTTGGTACTTCAATTGTTTCAGTATTTAAGTTTGTTACTGCTAGATCTAAATGCTTGTTTAACCCTGTCTTAATTCCCGACAAACTTTGTATCTTAGAAATAAAAGTTTCACAAGTATTTATAAACTTTATCAAACCTTGTATGTTACCAGAAATTGGATTAGAAATAATTAATAATTTTTTATTCATCATGCCATATGATGAAGCGTTTTGAGGATTGAACATTTTTAGTATATCTGACATCTGGCCAACAATATTTGCAAGTGTACTACCTATGTCTCCGTATCCTTGCGCTTGTAAAAAACTAAAATTAAATTGATCGGTTAAATCACTATAACAATCCTCAATATTTGTATTAATAAAATCATAATAAGACTTAATATCTTCGTAGTACAAAGACAAAAATTTTATTTTTTCCGTTAATGTTTTTCTTATACCATCTTCTAAAACAAGTTCGTAAAAATATTCATAATTTCCGTGTTTAATATTGTTCAGTTCTGTATCTTTAAAAGAGTAATAACAATATCTTTTTTCATCTAAAGCTGTCTCAAGAAAACTTAAGCCTTCTATTTTTTTAAGACCATCTCTTAAAATAGCAACTCGTTTTGGAATCACATCTTCATAATAATTTTCTACGTCTGCGTCCAAAACATTGTGTTTGAAGCTTTCTTGATTTATATTTGGAGTACCTAATCTATTTTGCCCGAACCCATCAACTTTAACTCTTCTTCTAAAGATTCTAAGTTGTTTTATCACTGAATCTCCCAATATTTTCTCTTTTAGGTCGTTAACAAGTGTATTAGAATTTAATAAATTCTGTCCTATTCTAGCCAATAAAGATTTATTAGCTAATACTTTTAGTTTGTCAACAGCAAAAAGGTAAGAGTGGGTTCCATCAAAACCTTTTGACATATAGGAAGTAGAAAATTTTTCAGGTAGTTCTAGTTTTAATTTTTCAGTTGTTGTCTTGGGTTGATTTGTTGCTTTTTGAATCGCTTCAAAAACATTTTCTAGTTCATAAAGTTCCTTAAGGAATACTTTTTCAATCTCTTCATCGTCTCTCAAGTCAACAATTTTTGTATTTGCCATGAGTACTGGCCTTAATACTACGTCTCTATCTTTTGCAGCGAGTGTTTGATCATTGTGGGTGGCACCTGTCATAAGAGTACCGTCTTGCATTTCGTGATAACCACCGAACCAAATTTCTTGTGTATCTGTTCTTTGTAGTAGTGCTGCCTGATCATTAACGCCACTATTGTTGATTACAATATCAAATGAAATTGATTTGTTTGATATATCAACATTGAGAGTCTGTAAATATTGTTCTACTTCAGTTGGTAATTGGTAATCGGCAGAGCCACCAATTGTTTCTTTGATATGATTAATTAGCATATCATTGTCAACTTCCGTAACAACCATATAAGCTAGGAATTTAGGGTCAGGATTGAGACTAACAAATGTATCTAGTCTAAAAGGAAAGTTATAAAAAGTTGAACCATCTGATGTCCTATGCGAAAATCTAGCTAAATCTCCTTCCTCTAAAGAACTTAATTCTTCAAAAATATTAATTTCTTTTTTAGTTACAATATCCAGTGGGCTATCTTTAATTAAATTATATATTTCTTGATAAGAAACACCTGTTCCGACTCCATTAGGATTGCCAGGAGAACCAAACATATTAGCAAAACCTGCAGCGATACCTAGATTTTTTAAACCTTGGTTATCAATTTGATATACCGAAGTTTTTAGTAATTTCATTAAATTTAAATTATCAAATATATCTGATAATAAATTATCACTTTTAAGGTTTCTTCTTCCAAAGCCTTTTAAAGAAAGTGTTAGGTCTATTTTAAGCGCTGCCCTTAAAAGTTTTTCGAAACTAGTGTCAGTATTTGTTGGTGGCTGCAGCTCATTTGGTAAAACAATATGAGGATCTTTTTGTACTTTTACTGGTGGGGCGCCAGTTTCTAATACAATTCTTTGTATAGAGACTTTAGGTACGCTAGTCTGTACTAGATTTGAAATATTTGTTATGCTATCTGCCATTAATCACAAGGCTCCGTATCTCCAGCAGGAATGTTGTAGATTTGATCAACTGCTAGATTTTCATCAATCAGATCATCACAGTTAAACAAGAACTTATCGGTATAGGTAACTTCAAGTTTTTCTGATTTGACTTGTTTACAATATATACTATCAGGAATCTCTGCGTCGACCTCGACGTTAAACCAGTATTCAACTGCCAATGGACTATCTTCAAAACTAGTGCCTTCATCATCAAAAAATAATTGTTGTTCTTCTCCTTCCGAGCCGACCTTAAAAATTTCAATGTCAAAATTGTCATTTAAAAAATTTGTATTATTCTCGCTGGCTCTAATAAAAAAAGCTTCAGGCTCAAGTTCTAGATAGCTACCATCTTTGCTGACTGGAGTAGTAGTTATAAAAAGATTATCTTGTATCTCTGAAAGCAAAGCCTCGTCTTCGGGCTCTTCTATCATATCAAGATCTATACTCTTAAGGTTGAATTTATACTGAACATCACAGTCTAAGTTTGGTATTCTTTGATTATTCGTTGTTACAATAGAAGTTGAGCCTGTTAAAGTGGCTTCAAAAAATCTTATATCCCAAGCAGGAATAGAATCGGCGTGAAAAGCCATATTTCCTAATGGGCCGAATGATTCAAGCTCAAGTTGTCTCGATTCTTGTTTTTGTATATTGTATTCGCTCGCTAAAGATTGGGGCCCTGTTACAGACTTATCTTGAAATAAATTTTCATTATACGTTACTAAATCAATATCTTCGGTATTGCTATTGATTTTTTCTTCCGGCGAATAAAGGTATACTTGTTGTTTCAGTCGTGGAACTTCTTTGATTCTCTCTTGGGTATTATTTTGAGTTTCTGTTACGCCTGCAAATTTTGAATCGTATATGATATCATTATCAAAAAAAGCATAAGAATGAGGTTTAAATTGCCCCATTTGCATCAATCTCTTCCCTAAAGGAGTTATTTGGATATCCAAAACCTCTTCTTTTTTATCAAAAAATTCCATTATTTAATTTCTATCCCTGCTTCAAATTTAGCTAGCTCAACTAATGAACAATAATCATAAGGCCAGTTATAACTATATGGCAATTCATTTTCGTTAAATAATTCGCCTACTCCAAAAAAAGTACCGGATTTGTTATCCGTTATATCTTCTGTTATATTCGCATATACATTTTTTGCTCTCTGCTTAACTTTAAATACCATCCATTTTAGGTTTTTCATAGTATTTGTTATATCACTATTCGAATTATCTTCTTGAGAAATCTTTGCAAAGAACTCACCCATTAATTCACCGGGGGCGACTGGTATACTTAAAGAAGTTGTCTCTGGTACTACCTTCGTTGCAATATCAGGCATTACTCCCTGCCACATATCTGCTAATTCTTGTCTTGAGAAGTAATGTTTGAATTCAAACGCAAACATAGCAAATGGACTTAGAACTGGCTCTTCATTATTTACCCAGTCATACCTTGGAGGAAAAACAAACTTTTTCATTTTTTCTATCAAGCCTTCGGTCGATTCTGAAGCTTTATCCTCTTCTTTTAATTGGGCGCCTCCTGCAGGAACACTGCCTACAAATTTTGTTCCCTCGGAACCAAACTTAATTGGGAAGAAATATTTATCGTCATCTCTCGAATATATACAATCATATGCAGCTGCAAGACTATTGCTTGCGTTATTTCCAGGCAAGTACGGTATTGCAACAATACACTCAGATATAGATTTTGTAAAGTCTTTTGCTAATTTACCAACTGATTTTCTTTTCTGCTCGGCACCAAAGAACTTCATTAAGAGTGAGCCCTCGGTACTATTGATTGATGGATTAAATAAAGCTGTTGGATTTGTCTCTCTTAATTTGATCTCGATGCCTTCTGTGCTGTAGTCCGGAATATTGCCATAGCCATTCCACATACCTCTCGCTTTAGTATCCTTTGTATAATGATTAAAGTTTAGCACCGGGCACTCATATTTGGTTGATATGACCCATCTTTCTTGATCTGTGGGATCTTCCGGATCAGTAAAGCTTATCGGGGTGCCGTCAGGGGCAACTGTTTGTAATAGACTGTTTGTTCTTCCGAATAAATTAATCGAAGATGAAACTTGCATCATTGTTTGAATTGCAGGACTAGAAGAACTAACAATGGTTCGCCAAGGCAATCCGTTAGTTCGAACAGCTACCGATGAAGTGTAATAAGATCCTGTTGGTATATTGTTTAGATCATTAGAGTATGAAGCAGAAGTGTACGCAAATATTGTTGACAATGAAGGAGTTTCTGTATGATCTACAGTATTTGTATACACCAAGTCAACAGTTGCTTTACCGTAAAAGTAAGGCGGTGTATATGGCGCGAAAGCCGGATCATTTTGTTCACAGTATGGCCAGCCTGATGATGAAAGACGTCCCGTGCTTTTTACATCAAAAAATCTTACTGCGGGCCCGTAAATAATTCCTCTTTTAGCAGTGCCATGCCAAGCAAATGATTGAGTAACAAAATTAGCAGATTTCCATAAATCAGAACTAGCAATTGAGTCTGAACTGGCGCCCTCGGTCATTAAAAATCCTGCTGTTTTCTGAATATCAATGGACATTCTATAATTAACGCCATTTTTAAAACTAACTTCCGACATTGGTTTTGATTTGAATGAAGTTAACTTTCCAGAATCTAAAAATAAATTAACACTTTCCGCTAGAAAATTATTCATTGCCCTCTCATAGAGATCATTGTTTCTGTTGCCAGTCCAACTAAAGTGTGCATCAGTTGTTTCATTTGTAAGAGCATAAATCTCTTTTACATCTCCTTCTTTAGAAATAGGAATATTATCTAAATTATAGATTGCCTCAAATGGAAGTCTATAATTAGCAGACGAGCTAATATAGTTCTTAACATCAACCAAAGTAGTAAAAACTTGTCCTGTTATGCCTGCAGTAGGCGCTGAACCTGTGTATAAAGGCCAATCTACTGCAATTCCAGATTTTATCGTATTGTATAGAATGCCGGGCGCCATCAATGGCTGCAATAAAGCTTGGAGACCTTGAACATCCGGAAGTGGAGGATAGACAGAGGGCGCGTACACTGCGTCGTTTCCGCTGCCGCTGCCAACAATTCTAGAACCTATCGACTCCGATAACAGCGTCGCCATCTGTAAAGTTCTGGTTACAGGATAAAAACCATTGTAAGGCAATAACTTTTTAAGACCATGGCAAGTTAAATTAATTGTTTTGACATCAGCGATTTCTTTGTGGTCATTAATTACCAGATCAAAGTTTTTTAAGAAATCTGAATGTGAATAATCTTCATAGAATCTTGAATTAACGCTAGAAGAATTATGTATACCTTGAATTATTAATTTGTCTGTTGGCATTTCACTTAAGAAATCAGACTTTTTCTCATTTACATAATAGTGCATATGATCAGAAATATTAAATTCCGGTACCACCGAATAGTCTTTACCAATTTTTCTCAAATCTGCAGCATAATCATCATAAGAATCATACCAGGGATTTTTGCCAGAATCAATATTTGTGGTCCATTCAATGTTTGATGAAGCGGTATATTGCAACACTTGAGGTCTAGTGTTGATAGTCCCTAATCGTCTGCCGGATCCGCTATAGGCACTCATATTCCAATCAACACCATGGTATCTAGCACTGGCAGTTACAAATCTATTCGCAACATCTACCGTATTTGGACCTCCGCCAACATTGTAAGTCATACTTCTGTACATTCCGCTAGAAAATAACTCTCCACTTATTGATGCATTTCTTGCAGGATATCCCGAGCCTGCGGACTTATTGCCGACGCCGGCGTCTAAAATAAATTGCTCTGCCCCTATTTGAATCGATCCAAAAGGCATGGCGCGGCCTTCGCCATCTATAATTAAATCAGCACCAGTGCCAGTATATCTTCCATCCAGTGGCCAAACGCTTAATCCAGGTAGGGCCCCTGCATTAGTAGAGCCGCTATACGTATTTGATGATGGCCTTACACCAATAAACGATGATTGTGATAATACCAAACCTTGACTATTTAAAGCAGTTAAATCAGTCCTTTTTCTATCTTCAATGCTATTTCTCCAAAAGCTTCTATGACTAATTCTATCATATCCATTTGATCCATATCCAGCTTGTTCTGTGTAACTGTTTCTAGCATTTGTTCTGTAGAGGAACGTGTTTCTAGTCCTCGGCCAAACAATTTGTGAAGCCTTAAGTGATCCAAATTGCTGTACAGGGTTGACTACGCTAGTAGCATCTGCTGAGTCTGGTGAGTACAGACCCACAATTGCTTTGTAAGCTTCCGATCTGCTTCTGCTAGCGTCTAGAATGTCTTTATAGTTATCTGCCGTTAGAGAATTAAATATTCTATCCTCAGCAAAGTATGCGGTTTCATTACCATATGTAAATTTAAACTTTTGTGATAGCGCTTTATTTGTATCAGCAGGCAAACCATTATTTCCGATTCCTTTCATAAAGACATCAATATGCATTGGTTTATAATTTATGGTTACAACAGATTCAGTCAAGTTAATGATTTGTCTTCTTCCGTCTACAAACGATTTAGTAGCATTTTCCATAATATTATCGGGCCAACTATAAGGAAGGACATCGAAAACAGGAGCCGATCTATCTATTGTGCTGAACGTATTTGTCTTTCTATGGCTTCTTACAATTGGATTTAAGCCGCCGCGTGTTTGTTTCCAACTTGGCCAGCCGTATGGGCCTTGACGATGATTGATCAGAGAATTCAAAACTTCAACTTGAGGAATTGTTGTTATGTTTGTCTGTCTATATTCTCCTGTCGAAGAGCTTATTAGGTTTGATGATAGATCTAGAGGATCGTTAACTAAAATATTTAAATTAGCAAAATCAACAAACAGAGTAGCATTTGTAATTCCAACGCTACTAGCACTAATAAAAGTTGTATCGTTTGATTTTACTGAATATCCTAAAGGAGCTGTTGTTCCATCTCCGCCGCCGCCGTAAAACAAAGAAGTATTGATATTTGGGCCGGCCATAGAATTTTTTAATGATGCAGTAATCCAGGTGTATTGTCTGTCACTTTGAGGTATGGCATGCTGCACAAAACCATTGTCACGAAGGGCGTGATTGATAACGAAGACACCAAAAGGTATTGGTGAATTCTTTTTATTTCTGTTTACTTTATGAATTGATGCAGTAATAAAACTTCCGTTTGGTGCCGACAAGTACATATCAGCTCCTTCTGTAGACATTGGATGTCTTAGCAAACTTCTCAACGGAACGCCTGTTCGCAAAGTTCTCAAGTTTTGATCTGGATTACCGCCAAAAGGCTTAAATTGATAATTCTGTGCCGCCGGTGCGCTATTTGAAGATGTAAACGTAACGTTTGATCTTGGTAAACGAACGGTTATATTACGGTAGTTTATGCCGTTATAAACGGAGAACGTGTGCGAGGCAGGGTCAAGGTAGCCTGGGGACATTGCTTCCGGAGAACCGGGTCCAGAGAAGCGGTCAGCGATCGTTACACTCTTAAGTGAGTTGTTACTTCTATCGAAGTTGCTGAAGTTGATATTTCCGCTTAAATTAAGTATCTCTGGTGTAACTTGTGTTACCGATCCAAAATTGTCTTTTAGCCAGCCTCTTTGAGTGTCGGCTCCAACTGTTTGAACAATTTGATAATCTTTAGAATAGTTACCTAAATACACTGACGATGTAGTGCTTTTAATATTTTTGATTACGACCGGACGTTTAGCAATCTCATCTAGGAAATACGACGATTGTGGCTTGTCGGAAGGCACCTGTTTAAGGGTTATTTTTGTTGCGCTTGCAGACAAAACATATTCTTCAACACGATCCGTGGTAGAGAAAGGCTCGGCTTTTCTTGATTTTTTACCACCGACGTGAATATTGGAGAATGGCCCTTGTAACGGAGCCTGTGTTTCTGTTCCATATGCATCAATATGATTGTTATTGATTTCTACTTGATTGCTAAATACACTTAGGGCGCCTTTATAGCCAGTAGACACAGATGATGAATATATAGTAAATGGTGCTACAGTTGCTCCATTAAGCAATGCTCCGTTGACATTAGCTTGAAAATCAATTTTTCTTTTAGATCGAAGCTCTTTGTCATCATTGCAATCTTTAAAGTTTTTGATGCGCTGCAGCACAATATTTTCTGTTGGGTTACTTCTATTCAGTTCTGTTTTGGCAAAATTTAGTTTTATATTGTCGATTGTAAAATCTTCAGATCTTTTTGCGGTAAACTTGTAAGGTCTGGTTAACTTTCTTAAAACATAGGTAGAGCCAGAGACTACTGTATTCGCTACTCTTCTAATTGTTTCTCTTTGGGCATCAACTGCCGAATTGCCAGAAGTTGTAGCGGTACCGTTTCTTTCTGCTCTATCTTTCCAATATAAACAATTATCGTTCTGTTTTCCAGAAATTGGACTGTGACCGTGTTTCCAATCATAATCTAATTCATTGATTGCTTTAATTTGTCCGATAGGCTCAGGCTGATTTAGCTCTAAAGTTGGAAATTTAGTCTCTATCTTATTTCTTTCTAGCGCGTGGCTTTCGATTAAAGTTCTAACACTGTTTGCAAAATTAGCCGTCGCAGGAACCAAGTTCATTAACATAGTTGAAATAGAATTATCAATCCACTTATAGTACTCTATAAACTTATCTAAGTCAGGAGTATTGCCAACTCTTCTAAAGAAAAGCTGACGTAGTTTTTCCATTTCTTTATATTCTTTTCGATACCTATTGACAGGCTCTCCAACAATATTATGAAAATCTCTAATTGTTGCAAACATATTTAACATTTCATCAGAAATATTTGCATACATGCTTTTCTCAAAAGCAAAGAAATATTCCTGTGGTCGACTTTCTCTAGTAAATATCTCACCTTCGAAGTCAACAACTTCAACCATATCATCAGAGTTTATTTGATCAAACGGCACCAGTCTTGTTGAAGGCTCAAACTTTTTTTCTACAACTTCAGAAGAACTAAAAGTAAAAAAGTCGCCGCGGCCAGTGTGCTGCCTTTGCGTAATATTTGATAATTTATAATCCGAGGATTCATTAGATCCACTTGAAAAATCTGATACTACAAAACGACCAGACGAATCACTAGAGGTTACTTGATTGAAATTCCAATTCAAAGCCAAAGATTCAATTTTTGGCATCTCTGTTGTTGACAAGCCAGTTGTCTTCTTTCCTTCAAACAAATAAGTATTTCTGTAAGGATGTTGTGTTCCATAAGATTGATCATTTTTAGCATGATAAAATAAAGTTTCGTCTTCTATGAATGAATTCCAGTATCTTACATTTGTTATAAACGTGTCTGCTCTCTGCAAAATTGATCCCGTAAAATCATTACGGTAGGCGCCAGCAAATATTCTTTTTGCTTCAATAAATGGCCCATCTTTTAAGCTATCTTGCACTGTCCCTGAAATATTAAATTGATTTAAAACCGAATCCGCAATAATTTGAGCACCGAATAGACTAACATCAATAACTTCATCACTGATAGAACCAGAAACAAAATCTAATCCTGCACCCTGAGATCTGTGTTTGAGACGAACAGCTAACTTCCATTTTGAATTTTGATAAACATCAGAGTATGTAGAAGAGGTGATTGGAGCGGTCAGCATACTACCTGACAGCATAAAAAATACCTCTGGATTGTCTACCGATGTTTGTTTTTGTTTTCTTACTGCATACACCTGTAAAGAAGAAGAAGCATTTATATTTGTTGCCGGCCAACTTAAGTTATCAGCATCCTCCGGGTGTTTTACTCCGTTCATACCAAAAATCGAAGAGGATAAAAACGGAAAATTCTTATTATTAGCACTAGAGTTTAGAGGATATTTTGGAAATAGTACGTCTGCTTCTATTGTTATTGAAGATAATTTATCAATTCCGCTAGTTGCGTCGCCAGATCCAGAAATAAAACTACGTGAATTTGAATTTCCTGGCTCGGGGTATCCATATACAACTGCTTGATTATTATTGAAAAAATCTGCATACTTTGTTTTAGATGATACGTCACGAGTGTTTGTTTGTGCTTGCCAATCTGTATTCATTCCATAAAGGTTTAGACGAATTAGTTCTTCATCAATACCAATACACCTCATAAGGTTGCGGAAAGATTTTTTAGTTCCTTTTGTTTTATATATATGAACAAGATTGTTGTAAATATTTTTGTAAATTTGATTTTTTACTTCGTATAACTTTCTTTCAAATACTCTATTTTCGTCTCTAGTATTTGCGCTTGAAAATAAACTAACATCTGTTAATATTTCATCAACGTTAAATCCATAATCTTTTAATAACCTATCGTTAAAGAAATGTGGTTTTGCACTAGACGATGCATAATTAATATTTCGAATTGTTGGCAATGCTTCGACTTGAAGGTACAGGCTGTCTAGATAATTTGCACAAATTTGAATTAAATTAGCTAGTTGACCAGTTCCTTCTGTTTGATCATTCTCAATGATCCACGCAGGTATGCTATTAATTAAGGAGTTAGAGTTATTAAAATCGTGTTCATTGCCTTTAATTTTTAGATCAGCAAGACTAGATTTAACAGTTGGATGAAAAGAATAGACAATAGGATCTTTAAACTCTAAACTTGATTTACCTGATTGTACAATGGCAGAATTGATTGATCTGCCATTAGTTGAATTATAATTAACAATTCTTCCGTTACTTAATCTTCCAGAATAATCAAGTACTGTCTGGTCAACAGAGGATGTTTGTGTTATCCCTTCGTTAAATTTAAAGTAAACTCCTAAATCAACATTAGCAAGATCTGTATTCGTTCCGCCATTTACATCACTAATATAATATCTTCCAATTTGTTTAGCATTTCTTTCTGTCTTCCAATATCTAAATTCGTCAACAGAAGCCGATACTAGATTGCCGTAGCCCGGGCCAAAAAAAGTGTTGCCGGCGGCTTTAAGATGGCCGGCCCAAGCTCCCAAGGCGCCTTGAGTTGAAGCAGTTACAGGATTTAAAACTGATCCAGAAACCTGTTTAGTTTTAAAAACACCATCTAAATATAAATTTGCGGCCGTAACAGATCCACTAGTTTTAGCAGTGATCGCATAATGATGCCACTTTCCATCAGCAATATCTGTCAGTTCTGTATCAAAAAGAAAAGCTGCGGAAGTCGTCGAAGACACAGAACCTGATGTAATATTAAAATATAAATTATCTTTTGCCGAGGAGCTTAGATACAAGATACAGTAGGAGTCATTATTAACTGAGCCGGTTGTTGTAACATTTAGAATTACTTCTTTGTGAGAGCCCGCGTCGGGTGTTGTTGGCCAGCCATTTTTCTTAAGCCAAAATTCTATTGTAATTCCGTTATCAGTGTTTATTTCTAAATTATTATTTCTTTTGCTTCCAGTATCATAGATATTTGCTTTAGATATTGAAGTGGTACTTAGACCTGTAGATATATCAAGCTTAAAATTTCCGTTAGGATCAGCATGGGGGCCTCCTTTGAACGATACGTATTGTGGAGCGCTACTACTATAATACTCTGATGCTTTTGTAGATGTATAGCTGTTAGAGCCGCTATTTATATTAATAAATCCATTTGTTCTTGGGTAAAGATTATCAAATACGTATTTGTCTAAGTAACTTGAAGAAAGATTCCATAATACTTTTTCTCGGTGAGAACCATCATACGGATACTGATTGTGAATTCTAGTATAAGCGTCTTCATAGTAAGAAGTAGCAGAGCCAAATTTTGCAAAATTAGAGGCCGTGGCAAAATTAATTTGAGGTACAAAACGATTTTCTTGTTCTTTATAAGATTTTACAAAATTACTTGATTCCGCATCATCAGAAAAAGAAGCAGTTGTACTTGAACTACCAATTACAACTCCTGTAAAAAGGTTGGCGAGCGACTTCTGTTGTTCAGAAAATTTATTTTGTGTAAATTTTTTATCCATCTAGATCCTAATATCCGTTGTCTTCTACTTTAAAATTAAATGTTTGATTAAATTGTTTGTAAGAGTTGTTATCATAATATGCAACTTGTATATAATACATATACCCAGGCTCTAAGATCGACATGTCCAAATCAAAATAAGAACCAGATATATCATAAGATAATCTAGTGTAAGAAGTATTGGTACCAACTGCTTGAGGTGATGTACTGCCAGTTCCATACGATATAATATTTTCATCATCAACAGTTCTATTGATTTTGAAATACATATCGTCTAACAAGTAATTTTCTACTTTTGCAATTGCTCTTGTATATATTGTAGGATTCCAATCTTTTAGCCTAGTAAATACTCTAAACCTAGCAATTTCATTGTTGTTGTAACTAGATTTAAGATTATTAATGTTTATAACGTATGAGCTAGGCACGTTTTCAGTAGAACTTTTAAAAACACTAGGTTCGAAAGATGAAGTGTTTACTTGCGCGCCGAGCTTATTGGTACCATCCAAGTACCACACATCAAATATTTTACTTAGTGGAGGAGCTGCAGCGGTCAATGCAAAAGATGCCGAATATATTCCTGTTGCAACGTAGCCTCCGGTTACCACAGTTGGTACAGCAGTAGTTGTAAAATCAGTCGTAGTAACTAAATCAATTGGTGATCCGGAAGGAGTGCTTGATCCAGAAAACAACTGGACATATATTCTTTTAGACGCATCTGCAATCCCAGGAATATTTTTTAATTGGCCATTAACAAAATTATATAAATAAACAGTATTTAAATTATCGGTTGCCGACAATAAGGAACTACTATATTGTACATTTCCTCGATTATCTTTTATTGATGAATCCCATCTTGCTTCAACAGCTGGCCTCTTGTGAAAAAATTGACTAGTTCTAGCAAAAAATCTTTTTGTGTAATAAGAGCGTGTTGCTCCAGAAACATTTTGAATTGAGTTTCCACTTGAGAAAGTACCTGCCGAGCTGGAAAAGTAAGCTTCTTGACTAGATGTTAAGAATACTCCAAATCCATAGTTTGGAAAACCTCCCGCTGCTAATGTACCTTTAATCCACCTTTCTACATCGTCAGTAACATCAATTTTTAAATCTTCTGTTCCATTTTCTAATGTTACTGTTTGTCTTCGGTCTCCATAATTATTTCCTGCAGCTGCAGTTAAGTAAGTTCCTCCGATAGTATTCCAGCTAGTGTTTCCAGCTCTTTTAATCCAAGTAGAGCCTTCTTTGTTATTTGTTAAATCTTGATAGTTTTCCATATCAAGTCCGATACCCTCTTCCCAAGAAGAAGAGACAGGTACAACAACATATGTTGCTTGTTTTGGTACTGTCTCGCCATGTTTAGCATTGTACATACACAAATAGAAGTCTACACTTCCTGAAGCAGGAATATGGCCGGCAGCTCTATCTGCTATAACATCTGCAACCGGAAATTGAACTAAAACGCGAGATAGCTCTTGTGTTTGTGTTATTCCGGTTGTAGATGCAGAGCTAAACGTTTGCCCATAGATAGAAAATACCTCAAGTACATCAGAAGCACCCATATTTGATCCAGTAGCCCTAGTCGTAAGGTTCTCTTCGAATGCATTCGTTATAGTGTTATCTTTGTCTGCAGTGTATCTTTTGATAGCCATTATCTTATTGTACCCTCAAAATCAGTTGAATATTTAAATTCGTATATAGTGTCAATAGGAAATCTTATAAATCTGCGATCTGCCGAATAAGCGCTCTCAATATCAAAAAACGTATCAGAGTAAAGAGAACCTAATTTTTGATTAACTTCAACATTAACAGTGTCAGCAACACCTTCAACTAAATTTAAAGTTTTATAAATGGTTGTTATTTCTAAAAATTCACCTATGTCAGGAGCAACTGCAAATAAGTTTCCTAATGCTTGTAAACAATCGTTTAGAATAGTTGCTTTATTGAATCCCCTACGACCTATAATATCAAAAGTAACTCCTAGATTAATAATTCTAGCGTCTAAAATATCAACACTATCATTAATCATTCTATACTTATTGAGCCAAGTTTTTAAATTTAATTTTAATGTAGAGTTTGAATTTGTTAAAGTACCATTGTTATTCTTGCTTAAAACATATAAATTTAAATTTCTTTTAAAGGAATCGCTGTCTTTTACCATACTACAGCGCGAAATTGAACCAAAACGTAAAGGCATAGAATACACTAGATTTTTGTAATCTTGCAGTGTTACCGCTCTGTTTTGACTAAAAAATGAACCGTATGCCTTTTGTCTGATCTCATCGGTAGAAGCATTTATTGGATCTCCTAAAATTGGAGTTTCGTTATTAACCTGTAATGAGTTAATCACACTGTTCATACTGCTGCCATTTAAACTAAAAGCACTATTAAATCTAAAATTACTAGTTCCAACGCGTGTTACAGCACCTACTGGTGAGTTTACTGTGTTCGAGCGATTTGTTCGAAATACAACAGTGAGTGTTGTGTTGGCCGGCCCAACACCTAATTTATCAGAGCTTATAAGATTGTTAGGATCAAAACTTTTATCAGTAACATAATCTTTGCCGTGTAAATCAAGAATAACTTTATTTGGTTCAGCTACTGGGTCAGTTCTTAGGTCAGATTCGGATCCATGGCCAAAGATAATAAATGTATTTTGTGCTTCTCTCTCTAAAACAAACCTTCTTGGAACAGCGACTGGCTTAATGATACTAGGCGTCATAATTCTTTGATCTGCATCCGGATTAACGATTGTGCTATATACTACATCTTGTGATAGGTAGTCTACTTCTGTGTACTCATTTCCGTTACTGTCGGTTACTGAAACTATCTCTGATACAATTTGTCCTCCGGGAATTTCTATTTTTCTAAATTTTTCAAATTCTCCAATTTCAAAATCTAAAATTGCAAACTGGCCAGAAATTACGGCCCCGGACGCTTTAATCGCGTAACTTGTGGGGGCGCCAGTTACATCATTTACAGCTCCTACGACTACTTCATTTGAAGAATTGGCAAAATTAATATCTTCAACAAGAATATAGCTGGCCCCATTTGTAGAGTTAAGAGTTGTTCCTCTTTTCAATATCGGTAAATAATTTGTGTCGGGGCCACCTCCAACAGATGCTACAGGCACTAAAATATAAAATTGAAGAATACCGTGGGCCGTTGGAGACGCATTAAATTTATACCCTAATTGTCTAGCTAACTTAATTACATTATTATATTCCAATGCAGTCTGCAAAAAGCTTTCATTGGCTTGGTAATCAGTATAGAATGATAATATATCTCCTACATAGGAAACCATATCTAACATTAAAGCGCCGAAAGATGCTTCATTAAAGTCTTTAAAAGTATCAGGGTAATATCTTTTTGCGTATGTTACCAGCTCTTCCCTGATTGAAGAGAAATTTCTTGCGGTATAATCTATCGCTAGTTCTTTTACATCTGTTGTTGCCATCTAATATCCTCAACAATATTAATTAGTTTTGTTTTGTTTTTTAAGTTGTTTCATTTAAGATCAAATTATCATTAGCGCCTAGTTTTGGAATCGAATAGTCAATTTTAACGAATAACGCATTAGGATTTGTTTCTCCTTGGTTGATATCAATAGAGTTGATTTCAATAAAAGACATATATAATCTTGTTTGATTTACGATTCTAAATCTAATATTATCTGCTACTTCTTCTGTGAAGTTTTCAAAAAAGTAGTTTCTTAATCCAACTCCGAATTGAATATCCATAACTCTTTCGCCCGGAGAAGTTAAAATTAAATTTTTAAAATTTTGCTTGATTGCTTGACGAATAGTTTTGTTTAAACCATAATGGCCGTCCAAATCATTTACAATTAGTGGTAACTTTGGTGAAATTCCATACATTTAAAATTCTCCTTAATCTTCTTGAGTAATTAGATACGGATCTTGATTTAAGTTAGAATCCGGTCCACAAAGTGAAGAATCATTTGAAGAAACTCCTGTTTGTTCCAAATCTACTAGTTGGGCATCTTCGGTTGATGTATCTTGCTGTGGCGTATATTTGTCTGTAAATCCTGTTAAGAATTGCATACCCACGTAGGTTAAACCAGGAGGCGTAATTGGTAAAAATGGATTGCCAAAGAAAGGGAATATCGGCGGGAATATAGGCACTGGTCTGATTCCTGGGGCACAAACTTTTGCCGGATCACTTGGATCTTTTGGAATATTATTAACTATATTTAAGCCAAATGGATCAAAATCAGTTGGAACACAGTTTGTAGGATTAACTAATAGAGAGCCAAAAATAATTTCTGGTAATTTAGAATCATCCCAGCCATAAGCTTCCTGCTGATTAAAAGCAACCTTCATACAAGGATCCGTTGCTTTTAAGAGGTGTCTTAACGCCCATTTAGGAATAACTTGTGATAACCATTGATAAAATGAACCCTGTGGAAGAATTGCAGACATTGCACGATTCATTTCTTCGCCCCAACCGGCTAATACGTCTTTGGTGACCATAGGAGACCAATCATCTCTACCTTCCTGGCTATCTTCAAATAAACTGTCAAGCATATTTTTAGTGCCTTGAAATAATTTATCAATGTCAAAACTTTCATTATGCGGAAAATATGTCTGCTGAAGGACAGCGAAATTCAATAAATTTTTACTTGATAAAGTATAATCATTTAAAACTTTTACATTTGGCTTTTCAAAGATAGAATCAACTAATGAACGCGGTTTTGCTCCCATTCTGACAGCAATAGAAGGTCTAAAAGCTAATTTTTGATTTTCTACGTCCTCGTTCCAGGCTTGCAAAGGTTGGCCGGGATCATCTTTAAGAATAAACAAAACGTCGCTGATGTTTAAGTTTTCTAATGAATTTAAATCTTCTTCTTCGTTGGCATCAAAAATAGGAATTAAGTAAAAAGATTGTATTTTTTTAGAACTAAATGTATAAGGATTAAAAATATCAAAATTTAATTCTTCATTAAGCCCTATATTATCCGCTATATTAGATAAATAAAAGTTATAAAATTTATCAACTCCAGGTAAATTTTCTGTAATTACAACATTGGAGGGAGCAGGCTCTTTTATTTGGTATACTTTCTTAGAAAATATTTCAACTTTTAAATCGTCAGCTTCATTTGGAAAGCCTCTAGTTAATAAAAGATTTTCTATTTGTCCTTGAGTAGCCTCTCCTAAAAATATTTTTTCGGCAGGAGCCGAACCTTTGGCTACAAATCTTTCCGGTGACGAGAGCTTTACAGCAAAATCTTGTTGTGATTTCAAACTTAATTTTTGCATATTGTGCGGCATAACATACACCAATCTAACACCGTGACGAATATATTTAAATATTTTGTTTAATTTTACATCGATGCCAGAGATAGAAGTACAGGCTGCTCGAAGAGCAAAATCAAATTGTTTGTGTGACAATAATAGCTCGTTAGATTTTCCATATAACCCTGTTGTTGTAGTTGTTGTTACTTCAATCGGATCTTCGCCCCAGGGAACTAGCCCCTCATCATAGTTCTCCGGATTAACATCATAAATTTCTTCGGTTACTGTGTCAATTGCAAAAACGCCAGTATTAATAACTTTTCTAAAGTCTTTTACAAATTTATCGTATTCGTTAGGTCCAAAATAAGGGCTAGCCTCACTGTTAAAATTAATGGCGTCTTTATTATTAAATTTAATTGAAATATATTTTTGTAATATAAAACCACCATTTTTAGTTGATTCTCCTAGTTTTGTTAAGTTTCCACTACTATCATAAAAAGTACTTTTTGTAGCTGCAGCATAATAATACTTAGAATTATCATAAGCGTCTAAACAAATATTCTTAACTGCTGTTGTCTGAGCTAAACTAGCTTTAGTTTTTTCACTTTTGTAATCAATTCCCTCAATTATATTTTGACGAGGTGATTCTGGTCCGTATGTAATCTCTGGGGGGATAAATTCACTGAAATTGAATCGCACCTGTCCTTGGCCTGGGCTATCACTTGATTTAATATACTTAAATATTGCTGTTTCAGACGTCAAGATCTCTTCTTCTACATTTTGAAAAAGTTGTGTTGTTGACTCAAAACCTTGTCTTTCGATACCTCCTTCAATATCAACCAAATCATTTTGTAAGTCAAAAAGTATATTTGAAGACAATAAAGTTTTTTTAGTATCGATTCTTGCTCTGTCAATATCTAGAAATATGGAATTTACTCTTGGAGCCATTTTTGTTATAGCGTCGTTGATCATAAGTTTAACTGCTAAATCTTTAAACCTTGTTTCATAAAATGCCAAAACAGGATCTATTAACACCTGTAATCCATCATCTTGGCCAGCGGCCAAAAGTAACACTGCGGCCATTTGATCATCATCGGGATCAGGAATTATTTCTTCTAGAGGATTAATCTCTAAAATTTTCTTTACTACAGGCGTGTATTCTTGTGTTTCTTGCCATTCTTTCAACACCTTGACATCATGAACATTAAAAATATTTTCTCTAAAGTTTGTGTATTGGCGGTCATCAACGTTTTCATTATCATCAAAAATAATTTCTTTTGATAGAAAATTAATTTTTGAAAACCCAGATGCATTGGTAAACATTTTTTTATAAGCTACTTCTTCTACCTCTTCAAAAAACAATGGATTAACTTTTGAGTCCTCAGCTTGATTTTTAAATTTAGACATAATCATTGAAAGAAACATATTTGAATTTGACATTGTTTCTAACGCGTCGAAGCGAGAAAAGAAAAAGAGAGAGTTAATTACTGCTTCTGCTACTATTAGTTTTACAAAGATAAGCATAGTGCCATAACGTATTGCGTCCGATAGCGGATCAGCTTCATCGTCAGATCTCTCGTGAGTTTCACAAGCCATATCATTATAGAAATCAGTAACTTCTTTTATGGTATCACCAAAGTCTAGCAGTCCTTTTCTAAGGTTTTCTAAATCTATATTTGGATGATCTGAGCAAGCAAGGGCGTCATAGGCGTCTCCAGTCACTGGTTCAAGCAATATTTTGTCTAAATTTGTGGCTGTAAAAAATCTAGATTTTAAACATTCTTCAATAATTTCATTCTGTTTACTAGCAAGAGCAAAAGAAAATAGGTTAACAAATTCATTTTCTAATTCTACTTTTACATCTGCATTACCCGACTCAGACGAATTCAATTCAGCTAAAGAGATAGACAAAATTTTTGCAAATGTGTATTCTTGTAGAGTTATCTTTGAAGTATCTGTTAGCTCGATAGTACCTTGGCCGGCAGCTTGAGGATAATCTTTTAAAAATTCAATTCTGTTAATTGTTTCTTTGTCGGAAACTTCTTCAAATCCGTTTAACAAAACTGTTTTATAATTATTGCCATCCTTAACTGCGGGAATTTTAGTTACCGCAAATTGACTATAACTAATTGGTAAGTTTCTTTCTTCGGCTTCAGTACTTGATAAATATTGGTATGATGGCAGTTTGTAAGAAACTAAGTTTTTTTGTTCTACTCTATCTGCCAAACTATTCATAATATTATTATAAGTCTGTTCTACCTCGGCTTTTTGAGAGGGAGACAGCTGATCTAAGGATTCTTCCCCGCTCGTATTTACTAATCTAAGAAATTCATCCTGCGCAGAATTCAATAAAGATTGCTCTAGTTGATCAATAGATACAGAAAATCTTTTTGTAAATTCACTAGTATTTTTTGTTTCAATCTTGATACTGCCTATATCTCTTGTCGCATTTGCATTCTCAACAAATTTTGGCGATACTTCTCTTACTGTTTTATCTGTTTTTGGCCAGTTATCAGTTAGTGGGGAACCTACTTCAAGATCTTCATAATCGTCCATCGACATTCCGGGTGGCAACATATCTAGTGTCACCTCGGGCGCGACATCGGTGTCAAGATATGCAGTTTTATAAAAAAGTTTTCCCGACATAGGGGTGCCCGAGGATCCAAGAGGAAAATCTTGATTTGTGTAGTCGCGACCAATTTCTGGTGGACGCGGAGTTTCGCCGCCGTAAGCCTCTGTTCTTTCGTGTATCAACATCGTAGTTACGCCTTTGAGTTCGGCGTTCAAAGTAGTTTCCAACAGTTGTAGTGTACTTGATATAGAAGACTCAATAATCTCTGTCATGAAATCATCATTTACAGGAGCTAGTCCAGGCTCGTCAGCATTACAAAATACTTCTGGTAATCTTTCTTGAAAATAATCAGATATATTTTCTGCTGATAGAATCTCAGTCAAAGTTTTTAATTTTTGTTGATCGTCATTGTTGTTTTCTTCTATAATCTCTTGACACTCTTCCGGAGTAAAACCTTTCTTTTGTAAAACTTCACAATATGCTCTTTGGTTTAATTCGTTTTCACATAATAATGAAATCAAACTTAAATCAGAGACTGCTGTCGAGCATATGCTTTTATTAGCATATTTTCCTAAGCCTATAAAAAACTTCTTAACTGCGTCAGTGGTGTTAAGATATTCGCTTAGAAGTAGAAATTCTTCTCGCTGTCTTATTATTGTAAGACATATGCTCAATACTAGTTGAGTTGCCTCGCCGGCCAAAAGACTACATATTTCTGTAGGCCTCAGTATACTTGAAAGCACTTGCAATAAATTTTGTAAATCACTAACTACTTGTGGGCTTAGTGGCATACCCGACATTTGTTCTACAATCTCATATAAACTACTGCGAATATTTTGCAAAGCTCCAGGGTTCAGGCTGTCAAATATATTTTGGTCACCTGGAAAATTTGTTTTTGCAGAAGCGTTAAATAAGTTATTTAAGTTTTCTAATTCATCTGGGCTTAGCTGATCAAAGTTTGGATCTGAATCTGGTGGACTTTCTAAAGGCAAGTTAAGGTTCAAACCTTGGCAAAAATTAGATAAATCTTGCAAAACTGTTTGCACAACTGGCAGCAGTTCTGTATTCAAAGTATTTAATATTTCTATTCTTATATTGTCTGACATTTCTGCCAGAGGATCATCAGAATAACTAAGTTTTGGAAACTCAAACCCTATTTGATCCAAATTTTTACTTAGAATCTCGACTTGATTTTTTATTTTTGTAAAATCCTGTAACGCGTCGAGTGTTAATTCTAGACCTTCGATAAGTGTTGTACCACTAAGAGCATCAGATCGATTTGCTAAACAAAGAGCAGACTTTGCCATTAAATTATACACTGGTGCTTTATCCAAGACATTATTGAATACGCCTTCGACACTGTTAGAGGAATTTATTATCCTGTCGAAACTTTGATAAACTTCGTCTCCAGAATCAAATGTTTCTTTGTTAACAATCTCTGCTTTAAATCTTTTTCTCTCAGGAGAACCTAAGAGACTATTTTCTTTTTTTACATCTTCTGCGGTCTTGCTATCTTTTTTCTGTAGCGATTCAATTTCTTGCTCGTCTTCTTTTTTTGGAGCAGGGCTGCTATTCGAATCTGATTCTTGACTTTTATCAGATGGGCGCGCGACAGGTATTGGAAAAGTAAACTTCTGAACTAAATCAATCCCGTGATACGTATCTTCTTTTATAGCTTCGCGAATTTGATCAGCATAAAACAAATAAGCGCTAGTAGTTGGATCGGCAAAAGCTTGGATTGCTTCATTGAGAACATTCATACCTTTTCTCAAAAAGCGCGCTTTGCCTGTCTCATCAGTATACGTAACAAAAACAACTTTAAAGTTATCGTCTAACCCAAATTCAATTTCCTCTTTACCGAGCGCATTCGGACTGCGGGTCATATCTATATCATTAATCGTTAGAAAACCAAACATTTGATCACGAAAAGATGTGATTCTTTTTATCTTGTCATCTATATCTGCCGAGGTTATAGTTAAAGATCCCTCATGGGCTTCAATTCTTTTTTTAAAAATTTGAAGATCATCTTGCAGCCGCAAGTTCCTCAGGAAGAATTCCCCGGCCAGATTGTGCCAGTACAAATAGCTAACAATATCGCTATCAATGTATTGCTTTCTTGTTAATAAATTTGATAGATCTGGCTCTAAAGATGGGTGATCCATATACGTAGCCGGAATAGCAACAGTAAAAGTTTTTAAACCATCGGGACGTTCAGAAGATGATACTCGCTTAACCTTTGCAAACAAACCTTGAGTTTTATTTTGTATAAAGGATGCGTTGTTAATTTGGGGGCGCGTGCCAATATTATAATTGTCTCCCCCTAGGTACATTAAACGATCTATTAAAAAGTCATCAAATCTTTTACCATAGAACTCTAGCAGAAATTTAATTCCTTCTTTTTTCGCCGTTTCGATTGTAGTATTAGTAGGAAGATTAAGTACTGCTACGTATTCTAGTGTCTCTTGATTAAAAAACGCTTGATACGTATCAGAAATCGGACTAAAAAATAAAGATCTGTCTGCTATATTATCGTAAGATGGGGACTTAGTTGGGTCATTTGTTTGAATAAGTGGAAGATCAGCTCGTTTTAAATAATCAAATATAAAAGTTGCCGGATTACTCGGATGTAATTTAATTTTAGATATTTCTTGTTCCAAGACAGAATCTAGAGCTTGTAGGCTATCGTAGTACGAACGATACCTTTTTAATAATCTGCTATCAATAAAAGCATAATTTTGGTCGCTTTTGTCATTAGTACGGCTTTTATATCCCACTGGGCGCGCAAGATTTTTCCATTCTTCCGTACCACTGATCTCGTCTGTATCATACCAAGCTATTTGTGAAAAATAACCAAAGATTCCGAAACCTTCTCTGATCACACGTACAGGAGTAAAGTGAGGAAGTGTTTCTATCACAGCCGAGGGGCCCCAGTTAATTCTTTTTTCAGGAGGGCCCGAACCATAAACTGCTGATTTAAACAAATTCTTACTCATATTGTATTTTCCATTAACAACAATATCAAGTTCTGTAATTTTTTCAGGATTTTCTTTGCTAGATATAAATCCAGCTCTTACAACAGCTTCGGCAAAGTTTTCTTCGCCATAAAAAGTTGATGGTATAAAAACATAGTGTGTCGCACCAATGTTTGTTCCATCCTCTGGCTCTGGTATATCCGGTACATTAATTAAATTTTGTGCGGCAGACAAATTATCGTTTTTGCTCTGCTCATTAGTATTAAGATCAGTAGGGTTTTCTCCCTCAATTTTAGAAGGATATTCTAAACTAGCATCTTCCATTATAATATTTTTAAAGAAAATATTATTGTCCGGACAAATCGACATATCACTGCCGTCTACACATCCGGCATCAAAACTCTTAACAGCAGGAGAAGCAGATAAAATATCTAATTTTTTAAATGGATCTGGTTCTTTGTGGGCTGTTAATAATCTTTTCCAAAGTTGATTTATTTGCTCTTTTGTTGCGTTTGCCATATTAGTACTTATTCTCTTTTAATATTATTAGTTTACATTATTATATAAAGAGTTTATATAATTTGTTTTGCCATCTTTTGCGTGGCCTCTACGAAGATAAGTTGTTTCAAGACGATTTAAATTATATCTTTGATTAGATAGAGTTCTAAGAGTTCTCTCTGTTTGTTTTTTAATTATTTTTGGCCCTTGGGTGCTCAAAGGATCTCCGGGGGTGATTATTGTTGGAGAAGTCGGGCCCAGGGCCCAGCTTGAAATATGATAATGATTTAAAGTTGCTAAATTAAAGTCTTTTTGATAATTTACAAAACCTGTCAAAGCTCCATTTAATTTTGATATCTCTTCTTTAAGTTCTCCCAAACACTCAATCAAATTATCACCTTTTACCATCGGCTGAAGATCCTTATCATTATTACCAGCAATAATATCAACGCCATAGACTGCTTCTGATGGCCCATCTGTTGATAACTTATCATCTGTTCCAGTAACTATCTTAACACCTTGCCTGGATATAAAACGAAGATTATCCGCTTTTAGAACAACTGCAGACTTTGCAATTGCGTTTCCAACTTTACCATCTGCTAAATTAAGGTTAATATCGACATCTGTTTTTTGTGAAATATAAATAAATGCTGCGTCCGTTCTATGGTTTGGATCAGCATACATTATGTTGCCTTTGTCATCAATGTCGGCTGCTTTCTGGCCTCTTCTGCCTGCGACCAAACTAATTGCACCGCAGTGACTTGCTCCAAGACCACCGTATCCAGAAGTTTTGCCACCGGGGCGGTCGCGGCCCAAAACTATATAAGTATTGTTTCTTCCTTTTTCTACAATTTCATTTACGGCCTCATTATAAATTGGCAGGCCTTCTGCCATAATTGAGTTGTCGATACCTTTGGCGCCTCGTCTAAACGCCTCTAATGTTTTCTTTGACCATCCGGTCTTATCTACTAAATCTGTCATTATTAACTTCCTGCAGTTTCTGGACTAGGTGTTTCTGGACTAGGTGTTTCTGGTGTCTCTTCGGGAGCTGCTTGCTCAACAAGAGGAACTTTTACACCAGATTTTTTAGAGAACAAATCCAAAGCCTTTTTATATGCATCACCTGGGCCTAGGCCTTGATTTCTCAAACTCATATAGAGTACTGGAAACGCTCCGTCGCTATGGTTAGTATTTCCTTGCATTCTATGAGCGTGTATTCCTGGCTTTAAAGGTAGTTTTTCTCTCCACTTGTACGGCTCGTTATTTTTAGCAGCTGCGACAAATGAAAGAGGAATTTCAGGACTACCAGCTTTAGCAATTTTTTTAGCAAGTGTCCACAAAGCTTCTAGTTGTTGTCTAGATCCAGGCTTATATTTTTTACCAGGGGCGCCTTCAGGAGATGGATTCATTACTTCTATTCCGATTGAATTATAATTCACACTGTTCCCAGCGTGAAAAGTAGCTAGTTGCATACTTGCGTGTTGTTGAACTTTTCCTCTCATCGAGACGGTAAAATGTACACTATTGCCTTCTTTTTTAAGATATCTTAACACTCCTTCAACTTTTGTACCGCCGCCCGGCTCGTGAATAACAACGTAGCTTCTAGACTTTAATGGCTTTCCTTTTTTTAAACCATAATCAAGAAATTCAACTCCAGGAAGCTCCGGATCTATTTTTGTAGGTTTTCCCAAAGTAAGGTTTGCACAAGGATCTTTTGGCTCTCCGGAAGATCCAGCAATTGCTTCTTGTCCTAGTTGCGCTCTTAAATTATTTATCTGTGCTACTTCTTGTCTAATCTCCTCTGTTTTTGTTTTAATCGCTGCTAATTGTGTATCGGTGTTAGTACCAGCATTTTGCGCATTTGTAAGTTCTGTCTTGAGTTGAGATAGCTCTGCTTCTTTTGCTTTCAACTGCTTTGTTCTGTTGTCAATATTGTTTTGTATTTCTTGTCTTTTCTCTTCTGTTAAACCGCTTGGAGTTGGCGTTGCTTCTGCTGGTGTTTCACTTGGAGTTTTATCTGCTGGAGGCTCCGGTGGAGGATCTTCTTTCTTCTGTTGTTTTGTTTTTGCCTCGCCGGGACTATCACTAGACTTCATAAACGTTCCAAGCTGCCAATTAATTATTTTGTCTTTTTCAGCTTGAGAAATTGATGAATTTTTAATTTTGTTTAATTTTTGTGCGGTGGCGATCGCATCACCTAATTCTCGTATGACATCCCATCTTTTTTCTGGCCAGTTTACTGCTGTGCGGCTAGCGCCCTCCCAGTCCCACCATATAGCAGCGTTAGCCATTGATGTGCCTAACGCATCCTTTACAGAAGTAAACGTCCAGGTTGCGTCTTCTCTCATGCGCGCAGGAGACTTATGAACAGTATTATAGGCATCTGGAATCCATCCATTTGGATTTGGAGAATCACCTATCATACCTAATCCAGGAACAATATGTTTAAATCCAGTTTGTTTCCAAGCCATAAATTTCTTAACAAATGGGCCCTCAGCTGAAGAAAGAATCTCTACTGGAGGTTGACTGTCCAAGCCTAAAACTTGAAGCATATTTTGCACTCCCGGTCCAACGGCGGGTAAGTAACCATCGGTATAATTACCATCGTTTGCCCAGGTGCCATCGTCTCGATAAAGGTAATCAGCAACTTCGCCAAGACCATCTTTTCTTAAACGTGAGCGCGCTGTCGCAGAACTTTTAATATCATCTTTTCCATCCGCATTCGTGTCTAGATTAACCCATATTGTGTTTCTTGTTTTACCGCCTCCAACATACAAAAACCCTCTCATATCATAATGCGGTGCTGCAGAGCCTCCTGGGCCGGCCTTAAGTCCAGTACCGCCGGTAATGCTACCGGCCTGATCAGGTCGTAGACCGCTAATTCCTGTTTTTGTACCGCTCGTTTCAGTATTTAAATATATTCCGGTACCTCCAAGAGGTATCCTTCCTGCAAGTTGCAATTTTTTAAGGCTAGCCCAAGTTTGTAGCACCGGCACACGATCAGACACTGGTGCTTCACCTCTTTGATGATCGCCAAGTTCGATCCTTATATCAAAAGCACCACCAGTAGTATGATTTCCTTTTCCGGCGCCGGGACGATGGTGACTAGTAATAAATACTTTAGGATTTTGACCCGGAAGTATCTGTTTCCAATATTGTTCTACTATCTCTGCAGCGGCTTTCATGAAAAGACTACGAACATTAAAATCAGAATTTTCTCCACCCACAGAATCAAACCCAGTTGAAGAGTCCCATTTTTCTAAAAATCCTTCGGGAAGTTGGGCAATCTCAGCGATATCGTGATACGTTCCAGGTAACAAACTATCAAAAGAAGTTGGCTGTCCCTCCGAGGCTTCCGGAGGGGGAGTTGGAGCAGCTTTTTCTATCTGTTGATCTCTTAAAGAGTTATATTCTTGTGCAAAAACTTGAGGTATTGCAAAATCAACACCTGTTTTAGGTTCTGCAAATATCTTCCAAGGTATATTTGGATTGGCCGCAATATCAGTTGCTGTCAAACCAGTGGCAAAATTTTTCTTATCAGCGTATTTTTTAAACTCGCTCATTAGATAATTTTCTTTCTCATACGGACTTTCAGCAGCTTTGCCGCCATAATAATGATCTAGGTTTAATATTACACCAATTGCATCACCAGAATTAGCCAACGAAAAAAGTTTAGCTAAAAATTGTTCTTCGTGGCCATAAGCAGGGTAGCCCATAATATAAGTTCTTATTCCATTTTTATGGTATTTCTTAGCGAATTTTTTTATTTTACTTATATTGGCAGATTCTATATTGCCGTCTTTATCCTGTTTTAGGCCTGTATAACAAACAAAATTTAAACTACAATGTAGTGCTTGGCTTACTTTATGTGTTTTTACATCTGGAAATCCGGTAAACACACCTTTTCCAATTGGAGGTTGGCCTCTTTCTTTTTTAGCATCGATGCTTTCTTTTCTGCCTCTATTTGATCTCGATCCTGCAGCTGCGTTTTTATTTCTAGTACTTCTTCCTTTTGGTCTCTTACTTTTTAGTTTATTGCACGGATCTTTTTTTGAATTATTATCGCCGGCTTGTGAATTACTGTCAACATCTGAATTGCTATCACGATCTATTAGTGGCCTTAAATAAACTCCGTCTTTTCTATTTTCTAAGTCAGCAAAAGTTACCCAAACTAATTCTCCGACTTTTGGAACAGGAACGCCGTTGTTCGGAGCTGTAAATTTGCCTTTATGCGCATCTCTGATTTTATTAATTATATCATTAGCGTTTGCGCTTCCACCTTGACCATTATCGTTTGGTAAAATAAAATCTGGATGTCCTACGCCGCTTCGACCCCAGGCCAGTGCGTGCACGTCAGCATCAATAATTGCAGTAATTACAGGAGGTGTTACTTTCTCATCTTCAAACAAAGATCCAAACCAATTAATAACTCCAGAATCATCTTGGTTATCATTATTTTTATTTTCAACTCTCAATACACGAGCTAAAAACTCATTTACTCCTTCAGTTTCGTTGTCTTTGACTCTTTCATTAAGAGCATTTCTTATTTCACCTATACGACTACTGTAAGAAGTTCGAACAGGCTTATAGGATTTAGGCCTGATCTGAGAATTGAGATCGGCATATTTTTGTTGATCAAATCTTAAATTAGAATTATCAACATTATCATTAGGAGGTGTGTCTGACAAAATTACTCCTCCTTGTTAATCAAATTATATAATTCTTCTTTGTCGTGATCAGTGAGGCCATCAGACATTGAACTTTTCTTAAATAACAATGTGTTTAACTTCACCAATTGTTCATTTGATCTCTGTAGCGTTTCTAGATATTTAGCCGCTACTTGGCCAGATTCTTTATGCTCGTGCTTATTAGTTTTGATGTGCGATACAATATCGACTAAAAGAGTTGATGCAACAGCTCTATCTTGACGTATATTATCAAGAGATTCCTCTATAAGAGAATCTAAGTTGTTGTTTTTTTTAGCCATTTTTAAATTTCGCCTTTATCCCACTTACATTTGAAATCTCTGTACCTGATTCTCATCTTATTCAGATTATTAACAACCTGTTTTGTATTCAAGCCAGTAATTTCTCTTATGTAAAGGTAAATAGCTTTTTTATTAAAAATTTCTATATCATCAACACTATCAAAAAGAATTTTAATTGCATTCAAGATTTTTCTTTCGTTGTCTTTGAGATTTAATTGCTCCCAATTCGAAATCTCTTTTTTTAAATTTTGCATAAATTCATAATGGTGGCGCGCGTCGTAATATCCATTTTCTACAACTAGACTTTCTTGATGGGTATTTGTCTGTGCAAAATCTTCATAGCATATTTCTCTTTTTAAACTTTTGGAATTCTTTTTAACTTTGTGAATAAACCAATTTTTGGTTATAACGCTAAAATACGAAAAAGCTTTTGATTTTCTATTTGGATCATATTTGTCTAAAATTGTAGTAAGCCATATCTTGCAATCATCTTTTAAATAATCGATGTTTGGCAAATTTGTAAACTTATACGTATAAACAATTTTATCTACCATTTCACTAAATGCTGGCTGTATAAGACTTAAATACAACTCTGTTTTCTCTTTGTTGCAATCAGATAGTGCATATTCAATAATTGCTTGTTCGTGAACTTTAGTAAAGTATAGATTTTTTTTACGGGGCGCTCTGCGTTTCTTGGGCTTCTGTGTCATTATCTTCGTTATTTCCTTGCGGTTCTGTGTAATATTTGTCCTCATAATCATAAAATTTATTGACTAATATTTTAGAGTTACGTAGTAGATCTTCTAAGGTATCATCACCGTAAAACATTTCTAATTCATAAGTACTCACAAGCTTATTCGAATAAGTTTCTATGCTTCCTAGCAAATCAAAAAAATCATTTTGAAGATCCGTTCTTTCCCTAAGAAGATAAGAAAGGTAAGACAAAAAAGCTAAATTTGTAACAGCAGATATGAATAAAAAGAATGGTATTAATCCAAACAAATATATCAAAAGAAAAGAATTTAAAATTACAGAGCTAATCAGTGTTATTTTCGCCACTATATTCATTATCTTTAAACTCCTTTTTAATATCTTTTAAGATTTCACGATTATCTTCTATGAACTCTTTAGTTAATTCGCCAACTTTTTTTGTATCAGATAGCGTTTGCTTGCTAATAAATACTTTATTGACTTGGCGAACCAGTCCATCAATTGTATCACACTGTGGACAATTTTTTAACCTTTCTTTTCCGCTATGATACGCCCTAAAAGAATGATCACACTCTTTACACGAATAAAAATATTTAGGCATCAGTATCAATCAAAGTTTCCACATCCTCGTGACTCATTTTAAAAGTTGGGGGATTCATTACAAACAATTCATCATTTTCATTTGTTTGAAAATTAAATCCTTTTAGAACTGGTACAATATCACTTTGTTCCATCAATGATTTTTGTAGCGCCATCATAACTGCGCCGAGGGCTTCATCCGAAAGTTTTAACATTATTTTCTCCTTTTGTTTTTAATGTATTCGATGACGTCGATTGTAGGACGCCATTTTAAGACTTTTGTAGTATTTTCTATGTCGGCTAAAGAAGTGTTTCGTTCGCCTCTTTTTGAGGGTATTACTTCAATAGTATGGTCAAATGCTTCAGCTATTTCCATAATAGAATAGTTTGTGCCTGTGCCTAGGCTAAATTCTGTATTCGGAGGTGCATTCTTATACGCTTTCCAAATTCCATCAACGATATCATCAACATGCGTAAAATCTCTTCTCTGAGAACCGGGTGAAACTACTGTTATTGGCTTATCATTTTCTACTTGTTTTTCAAAAATTCCTATAACTGTTGCGTATTTTCCTTCCATTATTTGTCCGGGGCCATACACATTATGAAAATATAAAATCTTATATTCTAAGCCGAACCAATCAGAAAAATTTTTAATTATCTCTGTATTTTTTGCTTTTGTCCAGGCATACGGAGATAAATGTTGATTTTTATCGTGGCCAAATTTACTGCTTGAGCCCGAGTATATCATAGGTATTTTCTTTTTTTTGCAATATTGTATTACTTCCCAGGTACCCTTCATATTATAGTTAAATACATCATCAAGATCATCAAAACTAGGATCAATTCTTGAGTATTCTCCAAAATGAAAAACAGCATCTACATCCCAATTCATTAAAATTCTATTGATACTGGTAGTGGAGCCAGTCCAATACCTTACTTTTTTATTATGAACTATATTGTCTTTACTGCTAGTAAATTGATTGTCCAAGCTAAAAACGCTGTGGATCTCATCTTGTTGAACTAAGTGTTTAATAAGGTTTGACCCTACAAATCCTTCGCCGCCAGTAACTATAACTCTCAACTTGTTGCTCCCTCGATACTATTCCAATCGTGGTTATTACGGACCTCTAGATTTTTTTCCCAAGCAGCAATTAAAATTTTTGGATCTATATTATTTTTTTTACAAAAATTTATCAAAGCATTGATATCTTTAGGAAAACATTTTCCGCCGAATCCAGGACTACCATCATGACCAGGAACATCTAAGTGTGAATTTCCTATTCTACCATCAGAAATAAATCCATCCATTGCCTTGTCCCAGTCTAAATTTAGTTTATCACTTATTTGTTTCATCTCATTCATAAAACTAACTTTCGTAGCAAAAAAAGTATTACAAAGATATTTTATAAATTCTGCTGTGCAACTATCTGTCTTGATGATTTTTGTATGTGGAAACCTAATACGATACAAGTTTTCAACTCTATCACAAAGATGTTGTGGTCCTCCTATAACAATCCTAGAAGCATTAATAAAATCTAATCTAGCTGATCTTTCAGTTAAAAACTCTGGATTGAAAACAATGTTTAGATTAGGGAATTGTTTAGACAACTCTAACGTCGTTTGTGGAACCACCGTTGATTTAAGAATAAAAATTGTATCTTTGTTTAGATTTTTAAACTCGGATATTTTTTTGAAAACAGAGACAATAATACTTAAATCAATCTCGTTTTTTTTCTTTAAACTCATTGGAGTTGGCACAGAAACAAAAACAAAATCTGCTGTTATTGTTTCTTCAAAAGAATTGAGACTTTTTTCTGGTGACACGTCATATATAGATACATTTGTGTGCAGTCCAAAGCCGGCCGCTATAGCAGATCCTACAAATCCATTTCCAATTATTCCAATTTTATACATTTTCATTAATTTTTTTTATCTCATTTATGTTGAAGTTTATAATATCTTGTTTAATTGCTCGATGAACTTTGTAAAAGTTACCAACTTTTTTAACTACAATTCCTAGTCCACGATCTTTAACTAAAAGGCCGTCGCCAATTAGTTCTGTCCATTCTACTAAATCTCCAATCTCAAAATTTAAATTTCTTTCATCCATCTTTCAATCATCTCATCAAGCATGGTCTCAAAAGTGTATTCTGGCTCCCAGCCTAAAACTTCTCTAGACTTTGAAGAATCACCTTTCAGATACTTTAATTCTTCCGGGCGCATAAATTTTGGATTTTGTATTATGTAGTCTTTATAATCCATATCCAGTTTGCTAAACACAATCTCACACAATTCTCTCACAGAGTGTGTTTTTTCGGTAGCAACAATAAATTCGTCTGCTTCGTGGTGGTTTATAATTGCGTGCATTGCTCTAACATAATCTTTAGAATGCCCCCAATCGCGATAAGAATCCATATTGCCTAGTTCAAGTTTATCTTGTAATCCTTTTTTGATTGAGACGGCGCCCTTGACAACTTTATTTGTAACAAAATTTGCGCCTCGTCGAGGAGACTCATGATTAAACAAGATGCCGTTACATGCGTGTAACTTATAGGCATGCCGATAGTGTCTTACTAGATTATATCCCATAACCTTTGCGCACCCATATGGACTAACAGGATTCATAGGAGTTGTTAAACGTTGCACTCCATCATCATCAACAGAGTTACCAAACATTTCAGATGAGCTAGCTTGATAAAATTTTGCCTGTGGGCAAACTGTTCTATATACCTCAAGCATGTTTAAAACGCCCAATGCGTTCGTTTGTATTGTAAACGAAGGCATATCAAAGCTAATTCTAACGTGACTCATTGCTCCTAGATTATAAATTTCGTCTGGCATAACCTCGCTAATCACCCTAATCAATGAAGGATAATCAGTTAAATCACCATAATGAGTTTGTATTTGATTATGAATGCCAATTTTATAAAGTCGATGATTTTGATTTTCTGCTACAGAATGTCTTCTTACAATCCCATGTACTTCATATCCTAAAGATAATAAATATTCAGATAGGTAACTTCCATCTTGTCCATTAATTCCAGTTATTAGTGCTTTCATTTAAAAATATCCATTTTTGTTAAGTCTGGCCAATCACTTACAGTCCATTTTTTAGGCGCTGAAGCCACAGCTTCCGGAAGCTTTAAAAGGCCTTTCTCTGCAGTTTCCGGAGTCATGTAATAATGATAACCAACAGAGTTTATATTTTGTTCACGCCAAGGTATATCAGGTATTCTACCATCATATGACATTTTTTTTAAGTCCAAAGCAATGTTTTTATTATCTAATAAAATTATTCCCCCTCTTCCTAGACTTAAATGTTTACGAAATTGAAAACTAACACACATCAAGGTACCAGAAATATAGCTATTCTGCTCCCATAAAACCGCAGCGTCAATAATATTGGTACCACCTAGATAATAATAATCTTGCCAATCTTCATCTTTCCAATCAAATTCGATGTTTAATTTTTGAGCCAAAAAAGGTACAGAAATATAAGTTCTTCTAGGTACCGAAAAATGTTTTATTTTTTTGTATCTCAAACAAAGTTCTAGTCCATGTGTACAACAATCAACAGCTACAGCATTGGGGGCGCCAAAAAAATTAGCTATTTCATTTTCAAAATTTTTAATTATATCAAAACTCATATTTTTTCTCTTGCGTCAATTTAATACACTTAAATATATTTCTAGTACATTTTTCAAATATTTTTATTTTATTTCCAGTACTTTATCAAATATTTTAACCGAGCCGCTTTCTAAATATGTCCGTATATTATTATTATCATCGCACCATTTAGAAGCATACTTTCCTTCATATTTTTTTGTGAACATTGGATGATAATATTGATTACAACCCTTGAAAAAATAATGTTGTGCTTGTGTAAGTCTTGTTTTTTCTAAATTGGTGATTCCTTCTACATTACATCCTCCGTGTAATATATTAGCTGACCATATCAAGGCTTGGCCTTTTTTTAATTTTGCTATATATGATTCTGCTTTCTTCTCTTTAATTAACTCGACTAAAAAGTGTTCATATTCTCTATAATTAACTTCTTCACCGTTTTCGATATCATCCGGATGTGGAAGACCTAATTCGTCATATTCCCATAACCCCCATTTATGACTTCCAGGAATAATTTTTAATGATCCATTAGTTTCGTCCACATCTTCGAAAGCCACCCATACGCCAGCCATCCAAAGTGGCGGACTGCTATGAAAATGTATTATATCGCTGTGTAACGGCTGATTACTGCCTTTGAAAAAATTAATCGTTGAAAATGGATATGGCTCTCTGCCATATAACAATTCCAATGTATCCAGGACTTTTTTATTTAAACATAAGTTTGCAGATGCATTGCTTTGCTTCCAAAGTTCAAATATTCGCCTACTCTCTGTGTATTGAAAATGATCCGCATGATAAACAGTTGTCTCTCTTTCAAGAGATGCGTACATATCATCAACAACTTCTTGTATTTCCTCTTCTGTCAGGTTTAAATCTATAATAACATATCCATCTTCATGATACTTAATACACAGAGACTTTTGCTCTTCCGTATATTTGGAATTTTCAAGCAAACTATAAAAAAATGGTGATTCGACCCAAGGAATAGTTAAAGCTGACTTATCTTCTAAATAGTTTTTCATCTTAATATCCTAATTCTGCTGCACTTTGCAAAATTCTTTCTTTTTCACGTTTTTTTATGGGACGAGCGGGGGCGCCTGCATAAATCATCCATGGTTCTGTATCCTTTATCACAACAGAATTAGCGCCGATGATGCATCCTTCTCCTAAAGTAACACCGGGAAGAACAGAGCAATTAACACCTAGCGTAGAAAAATCTTCAAATATTATTGGCTTGTTAATAACTGTTCTATGTTCTATAGGCACTACTGGTGAGATTAACCCTTGACTAAAATCATCAGTCGCGCACACAATGCGGCCACCTGATCCGATATTAGTAAAATTACCCATTTTTAGAAGTGCGGGTGCACCGCCAATAATGGATACGCTTGGAGCTATATGAATATAATCTCCGAGTATTAATTGTGTAGAAATGTAGGTCCACATATCAATTGCGATATGACTTCCAATCGATACCAACTCAGGTCTAGCTATATGTGCTAAGTCACTTATTCTAACATCGATTCCTATTTCCTTAAACTTCATATTTTTCATAGTTGACAACTACTGATCCCCAGGACCAGCCAGAACCAATTGCGCTCAATAGTAGTGTATCTTTATTTTTAATTTTTGATTTTTTTATAGCATCGTCTAATGCAATTGGAATTGATGCACCTGCTATATTAGCATATTTATCCATAACTGTTGAGATATTTTTTTCTTTTATTCCAATTTTTTTCGCTATTAATTTTAGCATATTGAGACTAGCTTGGTGAGGTACAAACATATCAATTTCTTCTACGCTTAATTTAGATTCTGTCAAGACTTCATTAATTGAGTCCGGAAGAACTTTTACAGCCTGTTGCCAGACTTCTTTAGGTCGAGTACTATAGCTCTCATTGAGGTTACAAAAAAATCCTGTTGAACCTGTTCCTCCACCATTGCTCGTTATATTGGCAAACATATCACTTTCTGCTGATGGCCCTAAAATAATTGCGCCGGCACCGTCACCAAAAAATACACTATTCTTGTTATTCCAATCAGTAATTTTTGAATAAACTTCAGAGGCTATAATTAAAACATTTTTATAGATTCCATTACTTATAAATGGTGCAGCGATTGTTAGAGCAAAAACAAAGCCAGCACAAACTGCATTTACATCAAACGCTGGTGTATTATCTAAATTTAAATTCTTATGAATAGTACATGCCGTCGCCGGAGATATCTTTTCCGGGCTAGACGTTGCTACAATTATAAGATCAATGTCTTTTTTTTCAATTCCAGCATCCAATATTGCATTTTTTGCTGCCTCGGTACCTAAACTAGACACTGTTTCGCTTACTGCTTGTCTTCTCTCAAATATTCCTAATTTTTCTTGAATCCAAATTTCTGTCGTGGGAGCGCTTTCTTCTATTTCTTTATTAGTATATATCTTTTTTGGTAGCGCAGTACCTGTGCCTTTTATCGCAACTTTTTTAAAATACATTGTGTGTCTCCAAAATTTAAATCTCTGGCATCCATCCTTTTCCCTCTATGTAATTTATATCTTCCCGCGACAAACCTTGCTTACCTGTTATATGAGGATGGGTACATTCATACCATTTTGCAAGTTTTTTTCCTTTCTTATAGCCATGGCCACAAGAAATAGCAAATTTATCTTTTGTAGCGTATACATCTAAATTATCAAACATCGCTCTCTGGTTATCTAATTCAAAGTCCCACGGAGATTGACCCGGTATCAACTTATTAACTAAAGACTCTTTTCTCCAGATTGAATGGTTTAAAGATTGTCGATAATAAGTAAACTGTGCTGATTTTATCAAGCTGTAGCCCTCATACTGTTTTAAAATTTGATGGGCGCGGCTTTGCACATCACAAGTTAAATTAAATCTTAAAAATCGATCATTTGGATTAACTAATGCTGTTTTAATTGCAAGACTTAGAATATCTTTATTTACTGGCTCTACTATAAACCCATCCTCAGTCGTTAAATAAAAACAATCATGTTCACAGTCTTTAAAATATTCAAGCATGTCATCGGACCAATATTTTGGTCCTCTTTGCGTTCCTAAAGATACATATTCAAAATTTGATGGCATTTCAAAGTTTGGAAGATTATAGCCTAGAACTTTTACTTTCTGTTCGTAAGGCCAAAATTTATTAAACAGATAGCACCACGCTGGTATGCAATGCATCAACTGATTGCTTGTCCATATATAGACTCCAAAATTTTCTAATTTATCATTACTCATCTAAAAACCTTTTATCTAAATGTTGTCCTTCATAGGGCCCAGTCTTGTACTCATAGACGATTGTGTTATCTTCTAAAATTTCATAGGTGTGGCCACCCTCTAAAGTAAAACTAGCGTCGCCTTCTTCTAATACCGCAGTGGCCAATACAGTATCGTCAATATCATAAAATATACATTTAACACTACCTTTGATAACAATCCAAGATTCTTGAGCAATTTGTTCTTTGTATACTCTTTCTTTTTTAATGTGTTTATGAGGTTTAAAGGTTTTTCCTTCTTTCATTCTTAACGTAGCACATTGAATAAAATTATTCGAAGGAACAATGTCTAGCCTTTCTTGAATATCGTCTAATCTGTTAATGATATGCAATAACAAGCCCTTTTTTACTTTTGAATAATACTTCATTATTTTCCTATATTTGCCTTTTTAGAACACTACCTATGGCTAAATGAATTACCTTGAATTTATTTTTTATTTTTTGTTTTTCTTAAAATATATTCCGGTATTTCAATATTTCCCATACCCATTGAATGTTCGTACTTTGCAGCTGGACGTGCATCATAAAAGGGAATTTCTAGTTTACTTCTAACTTCATTTTCTAGTTTATCTCTTTCTTTTACTAAATCAACTGCTGAAATATGATCAGTCCATACATAAGATATGTATCCACCATTTGGATCACCCTTATAATAATCTAATTCTGACAAATAATCAATTGTCGACTGGTATAGTTTATCACCAGTTACTTTAGATGTATAGGTATAATAATTATTTTCTTTTACAGCATCATCAAAATAAGGTGAGCCAGGATATGTTGTAATAATTGTACAATCAAATTCTTCTGGTTCCACCTCTAGAAGCCAATTCTTTGTATTTTCAATAGATTTATGACTTTCTCCTGCATGGCCAATAGACATCAAAGCTTTAACTTTTAAATTATGTTTTTTTGCTATCTCCACAGCGCGCGTGTTATCGTCCCTTGTAGCCATCTTCTTGATGTTTTTAAGCACTCGTTCATCGCCAGACTCAAAACCTGTTAAAAGCCATCTAAAGCCGGCCCTATACATAGCTTCTGCCTGCTGCTCATTAAACAATTCTGCTTTTACAAATCCACGAAGCCGAAACTCTTCTCCTACCTCCGATTGTAAATCTGTAATTTTATTTAGAAGTTGAATTAAACTTTTGTTAACATTTAGTTCATCATCATAAAACATGAAACCCGTAAAACCATACTGGTGATAAAGATGTCTCATCTCTTCTACAATCGAGTCACTATCTCTTTGTCTAATTTTTCTTAAAAACGGAGAATTTCTACCGCTACAAAAAGTGCACTGGAAAGGACAACCAAGTTGTGCGATTAAACTTACCGATCTTCTGCCTTCTATTGTATATTTATAAGAGTCAACGTCTAATAGATGCCTAGCAGGAAGAGGAAGTTTTGAAAATTGTTCATTATTTAAAAACAAATTGCTTTTTCTATCATCAGCATCGACAATTCCTTTTTCTAATTTAAGTGCATCAAAAATTGCATATTCCCCATCGCCGCAAACAAGAATATCAAATATATTTTTTAGATTTTCAACATCTCTAGTTGCGCGATCAGATTTTTCTAGACCTTTTCTTTTCTCTCTCTTGCTAGCTGTATTCATTAACGTAACATGTGGGCCTCCAAGAATTAATCGATTAGAAGAATCAACGTTTTTGATTACGCTTGCAATCTGTACAGCAAAAGGAACTTGAGGCGTTGAGGCAGTCAAACCAAAAGTTTTAACATTACTTTTATCACAGTAGTCTTTAACTACATCTAAAAAATTTTCAATCCCACTTAGGTCTAAAAATTCTACCTTATATCCTTGTTGTTCTAAAGAAGACGCAACTTTTAATATGCCAATATGCATAAAGACTCTTTCATCTAGCAAAAAGGGCGAAGGAGGGGTTATTAAACATATTGATTTCATATCATATCCTCTGAGTTTTTAAAACTTTCATACACGTATTCTATACTAGGGTGCCATCCCATCTCAGATAAGAATTTTACGTTAGTATAAAAAGGATTCCAGTTTTTTGTATATCTATCCAAATTGTAATTAGTTGACCATATGACTTGTGGACATTCACATAGAGAAGCTAGATGTAATGCTCCTGATGAATTTCCAAAAATGCATTTTGCAGAATTCATTAAGTCTAATAACTCTTGTTGATCACATTCCCTAAAGTCTTCTGTACCTTCGATATGCAATGCTTCTGACTTTAAACCAACAGAATATAAATCATACCCATCTTCTTTAAGCAAAGATCCTAATTTTTTCCAATTGTCTGTTGGCCAATTATCATCATTTCTAAGGACGCGAGAGCGCGCATGAAACAAAATAACATCTTTGTATTTTTCTTTATGATTTCCAAGTTTTTTGTATTTAGGGCCAATGTAATAAGGACCAAATTGAAACTTTTCAGAGAAATGAGTTCTTGGTGGATCACCTATTCTTCTTGGTAAAAATAATGATGTTTTATATTCATCAATATTGATATTGTTTTTTTTCAATATTGAGTTTATAACTGTGCCGTTTAGGTCATACCCAGCCTTATAGTACGAATCTTTATAATCTCCACCATCAGGTAGAAAATCTATAAACTTGTCACAAAAATCCTCATATAAAAATTTTGAATGAGGAGAAGATATGCACACAACACGATCATAAAATTTAGACATACTTCTTAAGTAACCGTGCCAGCAAAACAACTCCCAGCCAAATTCTCCAATCCAAGGCCCAGCTAGCAACATTGTTTGCTTTTTCTTGTGTGGTTTTCTATCAGATGGAATTGTTTTTAATATCTCACACGTTTTTTCAGCCCATTTTTTTCTGGTATAATTCTGAACTGTTTCATATCCTTGCACAGAGATTCGTTCTCTTTCTTTTGGGTTTTTTAAAAAATAATCAATCTTATTGTTTAGATCATTTAAATCAGAATAAACTACTAAGTCTCTACCATCTTCAAAGTAATCATCAAAATCCGACCAATTATCTGTCAAAAGAAAGCCGCCGGCTGCCAACACTTTAAAAACTCTGTCTGATGGGCCGTCACTTGTACAAAAATTTAAATTAATTTTACTTTTCGATACCTCAAGAGCATGCTTTTCACCGTATGCATCGGTTATATTTGTTACTTCTTTTTCTATAGATGATATTTTTTTTAATCTATCACCATAGAGATTTCCTATAAAAGTAACATCATATTCTTTTTGCACATCTTTTGGCTCTTCTAATATACTATCAAATCCATCGCAAGTTATGTAACAATTAGAATTTAAAGTTTTAGCTTTTTCCAAAACATTTTTTTTATCACACGTAAAAATGTCAGCTACTTTTGTTTTTTCATAAAATTCATTGTTTGAATATGTTACCAATGGATCTGCAAACCAATAGCAAACAGGAGCTATTTTTTTGCACTCGTGAAACACACGAATATCAACTCCATTACATTTTGCAAATACTATATAATCCGGCTGCCAATTTTTACAGAGTGATATTATCTCTTCATCTCTTTTGATAGAAACAAAAGCGTTTCCATTTAGTTGGTCACCTCTGACCCTATAATTATAAGATAGGACATCATGTCCTAATTTTTCAAGCTCGCGAGCTTTTGAAGTATCGGAACTAACTCCTTCATTATCAAAAACAGCGCTATAAAATATCTTCACTTAATCACCTTTGATGATCCTGTGGCTATCAGAATCAAAATGCTGCGTTGAAAACTCAAACAACTCTGTGTCTTCAAGTGCTTGCATTTGATGTTTTAAGCCAACCGGAACATGAAAATTATCACCTTTTTCTAGAATTACTTGCTTTGCGTTTTCTAGATTATCTTGGTCCGAATATTTTAACATAATTTTTCCAGATTGTACATAGAATACTTCATCTTTTAATTTATGATAATGCCAAGAACACCTTTTTCCTTTTACTAAGTATAGTAATTTTCCGCAGTATCTTTCATTATTTACAATCCATTTTTCAAATCCCCATCCTTTAGGGACAAATTTTATATCAATTTTCATTTATTTAAAAAACTCCGTGTCTCTCATTCCTTTATCATCAACATATAAAGTTGCGGCTGGTTTTCCTAAATAAAGACTATGAAATTTTAATCCCCAAGATTTTAATTGTTGATTTGTAAAGGCCCAAAATTTAGATTCGGCCAACGCTCTATTGTTTTTAAATCTTCCCATTCCTCGTGCTGTAAGGAATACGATCGTGTGGCCGGCATCATATAATTCGTTTATTTTTTCAATCCTTTCTTGAAAAGGCTGTGCATCTTCATAGCTTCCATCTGTTTGTGTACAAACGGTTCCATCAATATCAAATACATATGTTATTTTATCCATTCCGCAAAGTCCTTTAGAAAACCATTAACAGACTCATCGGTTTTAACATGTAGTGTTGCTTTTTTAATAACATTGTGTCCAGCGGTAACAATATGGCAACCTTGGGCCCAACAATCTGCTAAGTCATAAGGATTTCTAATTGAGCCCGCAATTATTTCACAATCTAAATTATTATCATCAATAAATTTTCGTGTTCTTTTTAAGATTTCTAAAGGATCTCCGCCATTATCAATCAAACGATTGTAAAAAAGAGAAACATATCTAGCTCCAGAAAGAGCTGCTAGTTGCAGTTGTGTATCTGTAAAACAACACGTGCAGTTTACGCGAATACCTTCTTTTTTTAATCTATTAATCACATTTAGCTCTTGAAACCCAATTGGTATTTTAATATTAATATTGGGATAGTCTATCTTCTTATAGATTTCTAAAGCTTGGGATACCATAGAGTCTGGTTCGGTCGCAAAGACTTCTACTGAAACTGGAACCAAAGCATCATACTCCCTGCATAAATCACAAATTTTTTGTATATGTTCATAAAAATCTGTTTTTGGCTCTTTAGCCAAAAGCGAAGGATTTGTAGTAATTCCCTGTACAACTCCTTTTTCTAACAAGCTTCGTATTTCGTTTAAATTAGCAGTGTCTGCAAATAACTTCATTTAAAAATCCTCTTTGTGTTTATATGTTTTTCCATCTTCAACGATATGTGAATCGCTATCATCATCTAAAGTAGAAAATTCAATAATAACAGTATCTTCTACAGCAATTCTCATATGCATAAACCCGGGTGGTATATGAAAGATATCGCCGGCCTTCAACAAAAATGAAGTATTTTTAGCTCTACCTATTCGAGTTCCAACTTTAAGAATTCCAGATTCAATATAATAAGATTCTTCTTTCTTAACATGGTATTCCATACTGCTTTGTGTATTTTTTTTCATAAAAATTCTTTTGACCGTATAATGATCATTTTCAAACAGAGTTTTCATGTTGCCCCAATACTTTTCTACTTCTTTAATGGGTTTTGATCTTGGAGGCAATTCTTGTCTTCCATATTTTATTTCTTTACTATTGTCCATAATATTTTTTGCTTCCGTGTTTTCTTAGAAAATGTTTATCTAAAAGTATACGATCAAATTTTATGTCATCATTATAACACAAAGTCAATGTTTTGTAAGCTATTTCAGCAATATTTTCTAAAACAATGGCATTTTTAATTGCATGGTCTAAGTTATGTCCCCATACAAAAACACCATGAGAAGGAGATAAGGCTGCTGGTATTTGCAAAGGATCTAAATTATTGGCTAAAAAATACTCAGCAATTTGCGCGCCTGTGTTTTCTTCATAATTTTGTTCAATTTTTTGAGCCGACAGTTCGTTGACTACCGGAATATCTCCATAAAAATAATCAGCATGCGTTGTACCTAAGCATGGTATATTTTTTTTTGCTTGCGCAAATATAGTGCAATATTTTGAATGTGTGTGAATTATAGCATTAACACTAGAAAAGTTATTATACAGTTCAATGTGAGTAGGTGTGTCGACAGATGGTTTATTGCCTTTTAAATGCATTTTGCTGCCTAAAGCTACCTCGGACATCTTTTCTTCTGTTAAATCTTTAAAAGGTACCCCAGAGGGCTTAATATAGATAGTATTAGAAGAAGTACGAAAGCTAGCATTTCCCCACGTAAAAATAACCAATTTTTCTTTAATAAGTGTCTGGTTAACCTCAATTAATTTTTGTATATTATCCATAATCGCCTCGTATATACTCTGCTGCGCATTTATTTGCCATAATTGGATTTTGGTATGCTAAAAACGATGCATAAAAACAATCTCCCGCACCAATTAAATTTTTTGGTTCCGGAACAGAAATTGCAGGATATGTAACGCTATTCAATTTACAACCATCTTTACCTTGAGTTATCAAGACATTTCTTCTTCTTTTAAAAGACTTTGATTCATTTTTATTACAAACTAAATAATCTAGTTTACTATACTTTTCAAAATTTGATTCTTTACTTGAGATCTGCGAAGCTCCGAAAGTTTTAGCTTTGCTTTTTATAGAGTCAAAAACCATTTCATTATTAATTAATCCGCACCTATAATCAGAAAAAGCTATCACATCAAATTTATCAAGATCTAAATTTAATCCTACAGAAAGATCTTGCTTATTTGTATTGTTCACTTGAAGATATTTATATCTTTCATCACCATGAGAAATATAAAATCTAGATTTTGTGTTTTCAATACTTGAATCAAGATTCAATAATTTTAAAGAATATTTTTCAAGATATTGATATTCACTTTCTTTTGACATCGTTGTAGCAAACGTAACGTCAAGACCAAATTGATGTGCATATTTTGCTACATTTGCGGCGCCGCCAAAATTAATACTTTCAGCGTGAGTTTCTGTTTTGAGTGTCGGAGATTCCAAAGATAAACCTATAGCTTTTAGCTCAATATCTTTGTCGATTATGGTATCACCTATAATTAAGACTTTTTTTGCCACGTTTTTAGTCCGTATATTTTCTTTATAGTATCAGTAGTTGAGTAATTTTCTACAAATGGATAAATCTTAATTTTAATGCCATCCGAAACATTATCTCTTTCACGCACCTCTTCTTTAGTCCATTCTCCGCCCTTGACCAAGACATTAGGACATAATTCTTCTCTTAAATTATCTGGGGATATATCATCAAAGATAACAACTTGATCAACCATTCCTAGTGATTCTAGAACCTTTTTTCTATCTTCTTGATTATTGATTGGCCTGTTATCCCCTTTAATTTTTTTAACTGCTGCATCCGAATTTATACCGACTACAAGTTTATTTCCTAAGCTTTTGGCAAAAGTCAATAACTCGATATGACCAGTGTGAATAATATCAAAAACTCCATTTGTAAAAATTATTTCTTCTTGTTTTGAAGATAGCTTTTCAATTCTTTTTACGTGCCTTCCTTCTCCAAAAGAAGTGCCTAGCCAAGAATCTAATATTTCTTCAACTTGAGGATAAGGCGTTATCCAAGCTCCTAGACAAATAACATTTGAATCATTATGTTCTCTGCACCTAGGTGCTGTAAATTGATTGTGTACTAGTGCCGCTCTTATATTTTCATTTCTATTTGCAGCAATACTCATTCCCACGCCGGTACCACAAATTAAAATACCGTGTGACGCGTCTTTATTTGAAATGATTTTAGACAGTTGATCAGCATAGTCGACATAATCTACCTTTTTATTTGTGTCAAATGGTCCAATATCCAGTGCTAGGATATCTTTCTTTTTCAAATAGTTTTTTACTTTTTCTTTTAATTCTACTCCGTTATGATCGGAGGCTAAAACAATAATTTTTTTCATAATAAACTCTTGAATAATTTTAAAGCTTTGTTATTTCTTTCTCTTATCTCTTCTATTAACTCAATGCCAGAAAAAGCAAATATGTTCTCTGACGCAAAACCTAACATTTTTGGCTTTGTTAGCAGTTTGCAATTAAGCATTTTTGCTTCCGCAGATATTCTAGAGAAGGTCTCTAAAACGCCAGGAAAAAATACTAAACCTTTATAGTCAGATAATTTTGATAGTAATTCTTCATGATTACAAAGCTCTATCATATCAAAATCAATATTATTTTTTTTGCAATATGCAATTGCTAAATTTGTATTTTTAATAGGATTGTTTGAATTAATAATAGCAAACTTATTATTTTTTTGTTTAGTAGATAAAGATGCGATTAAGTCTAATTTTTTATCAGACCATAGACTGCAACCTATATTAAAAACATTTCTTGTATTAAGATTCTTGTCTAGAATTTTTTTACATACATCACTTAAAACAACAACAGCTTTTGCATCTCTATAAAATTTTTCATTTACAAAATCTTCTTTAGGTATAACAAAATCAGCATATTTACTAACATCTCTACGTTTTACATATTTATGATCATGTTCATAAATAATATATTGCTTTTTCTTTAGCAAGGCTTTATATTTTTCATCTAGTCCTACAAAATTGCTTACGATAAAAAAATCATTTTCTTGATAAATGCTTTCATCAAAATTATGAGATTTAATACATCTTATTTTATAGCCATTGTTTTTTAAATAATCAATCAAAACAGAGTCGTTATTTTCTGCGCCTCCGTTCAATTCACTACTGAAAAAATCAGCTATAAATATTATTTTCATAAAACTTCAATTTCATCTAATTTTTGAAGCCATTCTAATTCTTCTTCTGAGGGAAGAAATTTATTTACAACTTCACAAACTAAGCCGCTTTGATTTTCAAATGTAACATTTTCTTTTAAATATTTTTGAAGCTGCGTTGCTTGTTTTTTAAACCTTCCATAATCTTTGTAGAGTTCTCTTAATTTAATCTTGTAAGATCCTTGGTCAGGATAACACCATGATGAATCTTTTTGAATAACACCTTCCCAAACGGCTGACTCCGGTACAGGCTGAATTACGTAATCAATCTTAGAATACATTGCTTTCTTCTTTGTTTTGCCTTTTTTGTCTTTAATCGGCATATAGAGAAAATCAACATGTCCACTCCAGTCCGGAGCAATAACAGGCATGCCTTCATAAGCTGCTTCAAAATGAGGAAGACCAAAACCCTCGCCATGGCTAGTAGAAACGAAAGCTTTAATTTTTGAATTACGATATAGCTGGTGCATTTCTTGATCAGTCATATCACCATGAAGCAAATATACTTTGCATTTTCTATTTTTATATTTGTCTTGATTAAGGATATTCTTTAATAGTGTTTTTGTTTTTTGCCTATCTAATAAAGAGTTTTTAGTTATATTAGTTTTTAATACTAGGCCAACTTCTTGGTCAATAAACTCCTCAACAAACCACTGTAAACAATTTACAATATTTTTTCGGGGGCCCCATTGTGCTACTGCTAAGAAATTAAAATCGTATTCTAGCTGTAGATCTAGATCCATATCCTCAAATTCTTTTACAGGATAAGAGACTACTTTAATGTCTGTTGTACATCGATAATCAGATATAATTTGACCAGTTTCTTTAACGGTTGCCTCGTAACTAGTGGTATCAAAAATGTTTTTAGCAAATTCAGATGTTACAATAATGTGATCCATCATCTTGCTTTTTTCAACCCATATTGGAGCCATCTTGGTTGTTTCAATTCCAGCTGTGACACCAATATTAATTGGAGCTAGTTTTTCCCATTCGTTTGGAATGGTCACCTGTAATGAAATATCAACTTGTAACTGATTTTTCGAAACCAAATCATGAGTTTTTTTGATAATTGAATCAAGCCAAATCTTTTCTTCATCTGAAACTGACAACCATCCAGTTTGACCCCATGCTAATGGAATCAAATATAAATCAATCTTATCTTCTAGTTTTCGCAAAGATCTTAATATGAATCGAGTATGCTCTCCATATCCGGATCTTGTTAAAGCTGGTCCTCTTACTAATACTTTTGTCATTTTATACCTCGATTAACTCCATTGATTTGTATCCTTTTCTAGTTTCCCAAGATCCCATTTCATTATGAATTTCTTCTAATAATATTGGCCATTTAGCAGCCAATTGTGTAAAGCTATAGTTCTTGTTAACGTGATTTTGGCCTTTTTTACCAAGATCTTCTCTTTCTTGCTCAGACATATTATAAAGTTTACACATCGCTTCTACAAATTCTTCACCATTGATTCTATCTTCATATATATAAGGCACATCTTGAGATCCAATAATTGCTTTAGAACTAGGCTCTAGGCCAATTCCAAACCATTCTTCACCATCAGTAACTTGCTCTTGCAAGCCTCCAGTCATGTTAACAATAATTGGAGTACCGCAAGATAATGATTCTAAAGTTGATAAGCCAAAGCCTTCTGCATCTGATATACACAAAGTGCAATCTGCCCTGTTATAAAATTTAGCCAAAAGAGTTGAATCAACCGCTTGTGTAGAAAATACAACTTCTCCGTTAACAAGACCTAACTTTTCCAGAATAGCATTTAAGTCTTGTCCGTTTGGATCTTTTGGATTTGTATGCATTACTAGACATGCTTTATCTTTTCCAACTTTATTTAAAAAGTCATTAAACCAAAAAATTAAAGATCCACTTTGTTTTCGACGAGCATTTCTACTATTCCAGAAGAACATAAATTTATCTTTTGATTGTGGTATCACCTGATCCATATAATCTATTACTTCTTGTTTTTCTAAAGTTTTAAAAATTTGATTATCTACCGCATGCGGCAAATATGTACTTTTTACGTTAGGTGATACATTTTTTACAATATCATCAGTAACTTTTGATATTGTAAAAATATAATCGTTTGAATCATACCAAATTTTATTAAAGTCAGGATATGGTTTGTTATCCCAAACGTGATAATAAACCATAGGTACCAAAGCTCTAATTTCATTTTCAATTTCCCAAAGCCAAGTATAGAATCTAGGATCTGTCATAAACCAGATCATATCTGGTTTCTCGGTGTTTAGGACTGATCTTATCATATCCTGGTTTCCATACCCATCAATCGGAACAATAACAAAATCTTTGCCGTACGGTTCAACTTGAACAGGTGTATAGTCTAGGTGTTTAATTGCTCCCCCTAGGGAAATAAAACTAAATTTACCTGTCTTAAGGCAACTTTCTATCATATATTTTGTTTGAGTTCCGACGCCAGAAGGAGAAAGTGGGTGGTCACTTAGAACTAAAACTTTAATTTTTTTATCTGTCATTCCTTAACCTTATTTTTTGCAATGTTGTGTCCCATCAAATGGGCAATATTTACAAGATAATTTATTTTTTATAAATCGTTTGTTGTGAATATTATACAATGCTTTATTCATTAAGTTAAGGGCATTTTCAGTTTTTTTTGTTCCAGAGCTAACTTCAAATATTTCAATTTGATTTGTTTTAGCAGTTCTCTTAAGTAATCCAAAGTGTGTCTTAATTTTTTTAGGATCAATATTATATTTTTTAGCAAAGAATGCTTTATACAGAGTTAACTGGTACGTAATCAGTTGATCTCTTTTTTTGTTTTGATTCCAGCCCCAAGAACAACTTTTCCAATCAATAATATGATACATATCATCTTTCTTCAACACAACATCAATAAAGCCTTTAAAGTTAAACTCTTCAGTTTTTATTGGCTCATAAAGTCTTTCTTCTACAGAAACAACTTCATAATCTCCAAAGTGTTCTTGCAAACTAGGAATTAATTGCGGAGCTAAAGTTATTCCCTGTTGTCTCATTTGTTGCACTAAAGATGCATCCAATATCAGATTTTTATCTTTATTTTTTAAACTTTGAAGTTCATTTAAAAACTGTTGTTCAAAATATACTTCTGGATCTTTTGCTGTCTCTTCAACTAAAAACTTTTCGCTGACTGCGTGCAAGGCTGTTCCAAAAGTTGTAAACTCGTTTCCTTGGAAAGGACTTAATCCATCAATGTACTGAAGTTTGTGGCGCCAACTACACTCTGCCCAAGTTTTTAGTTCCGAGTATGATATGTGTTGTTTCATGATTTTTTATTTTTATTACGAATTCTTGATTTTAAGTTGTTATTTTTTTTAATTAGACGATCTTGTTTTTTATTTTTTACACTCCTAGTAAGCAATAGGGTCACAAGCCTAGAATCATTTTTTAAAGCTCTGTACCTACCAGATAAGTCTTTTGGTGTATCAAATTCTTTGATATGTTTTTTAATTAAAATATACAACTCTGCAGCTGTATACATTTCTCCCCTGCTGTACGATCCATACGGTGGTAATTTAATATTTGCCGAACATGATGTACCGTCAGGCGATTTATTTATTTCAATTTCTAATTCATGGCCTCTTAATTTTTCTACAAATTTCATTTTTTTCTCCTAATTTTTAAGTTATATAATATCTTGTAATTTTTTATATAACTTTGGGCTAACTACTTGCAATTCTTTGTGATCACCCAATATATATTCTTCAAATCCAGTTGCAAAATATTCTCTTAGAGAAGTTGCAGCATAAGGATTAATAAAAAGACTATGATTTGTTAAATTTCTAAAAGTTTCATATCCTACTGTATTCAGTAGGAAATCATCAAATATTTGATCATAATCTTTTTTTTCAAAATCATGACCTAATGTATCATAACCAGATGTTCTTAATATTGTCTCTAATTGATTTCGCTTACTTAAAAATTCATTTCTTATTGATTTATCGCTATAGATTTCTTTTTTAAATTCTCTTTCTAAAGCGTGTGCAAATTCATGAATAATATCATCTAATAGATCATTTAAATCATCTTGATGGTTTGAAATAAAAATTTTTTTATCTTTAAAAAGAGCGTTAATATTTCTTTCTTTGAAGATAGGATGATCTAAAATAGTAATCGATTTAATTAAGCCTCTAAAAGAATACGGAAGAGTATTTTCTATAGATTTAATCAAGTCTACAATTTTAATATCATTTGTTAATCTGTTTTTAACAATTATAGGCACAGAATTAAACAGTAAATACTCATTATTTTGTTTTTCTTTTAAGCGTTTAAAAATTTTTTCCACTAGCTTCAGCTTCCTGTAGATCTACCAGGGCTTGTTCATACCCTCTAAAAAAATTTTCTTCAGCAACAGCTAAAAGAAACTCTGGAAACTCTTTGGACACAGTTTCAACAATCATTTCTACTGTTACTCCTCCTGTTGCAGGAGTATGCTGATTTCCCACATATTCAACTAGCCATTTTTTTAATTCAGTATTTGGTATTGGTACTTCAACTAAAACAGGATTTTGATTATCAGTATTCATTTTATTTTCCTTTTTTATATGTATACTTTAGCATCAATTGAGTTTTTTGTCAAGCAAAATTTACAATATTTTTGATGCTAACGTGGCTACTCTGGATCTCTCACCTTTTTGTAAAGTGATGTGTCCTGCTATTTCGTGTTCTTTGAACTTTTCAATAGCATAAGAAAGCCCGTTTGATGTAGCATCAATATAGGTATTATCAATTTGTTCAATATCGCCAGTTAAAATAATCTTTGAATTTTCTCCAATTCTAGTAACAATTGTTTTAAGTTCGTGAACAGTAAGGTTCTGGGCCTCATCAATAATAACAAAAGCATTAGAAATAGAACGACCACGAATATAAGTAAGTGCTTCAATTTCAATTGTACCTTGTTCCATCATTAATGCCATTGTATCTTTTCTGTCGCCCATTAAAAACTCTAAATTGTCTTGCACGGGCATCAACCAGGGGCCCATTTTTTCTTCAAGAGTACCCGGTAAAAAACCAATATCCTTGCCTAAAGGTTGCACAGGCCTAGACACTACTAGTTTGTTATAGATATTCTTGTCTAATACTTGATCTAAACCAGCGGCTATAGCTAATAAGGTTTTACCACAACCTGCAGCACCAATCATTGATACAATTGGAATATCTTCATTCATTAACATATCTAAAGCAAAAGATTGCTCTTTATTCCTTGCCCTTAAACCCCAAATTCCTTTATTTTTATATTCATTAACTTTTTCTAAAGGTGTATTCTTATTAATAAATTTAGCTAAAGCGGTATGTTTTGGATTTGAATTAGATATCAACATTATATATTGATTAGGGCTAAATTTAGCTTCAATATCCTCGTGTGTAATATCTTCACCAGCATAGAATCTGTCTACGATCTGATCATCAACTAAATGGGTCTTAAAGCCATTATAAAGCTCTTGGACATTAGATACTACCTGATCTTCTATATAATCCTCTGATGGTATCATTAATGCGTCACATTTGATGCGCATATTGATGTCCCGTGATATCACAATCACTTTTCTTTTTAGATTATCTTGTTTTTCTGTTAATGCTGTCGCAACAATTTGATTGTCTGCGTTAGTTTCATCAAGTCCTAAAGGCATTAAATCAGGATCATACATCTTAACAGATAGTATTCCCTTGCCTTTACCCAGACGAACACCTTTATGAAGATTTCCTTTTTCTCTTAGTTCATCTAGAATGCGTATTGAAGCGCGCGCATTTAAACCAACTCCATCTTGACGTTTTTTATGTTTATCTATCTCTTCTAAAACTTTTAATGGAATTACTATATCGTTATTATTGAATGAAAATATAGACTTAGCATCAGTTAAGAATACATTCGTATCAAGCACATAAGTTTTTTTCATTGTTTTCCTTTTGTTACAAGTAATTATAATATCATGAAGTACTTAAAAATCTTTACAATATTATTTTTTCTCGCAAACATAACTAGTTGTGCGGCCTCAAATGTTCAAACATTAGACCCGGTGCAGACACTACTTGAAAATACAAAAAGATCGTTTGTTAAAATTGAAGTTTCCGTATGGAGCTTAAACTGTGTTGAAACTCCCGCAGGTAAAAAAGAATGCACAAAAGAAAAAATAGGTGGTGCTTGGGGATCTGGCTCTGTTGTAAAGTATAAAGGAAAAAAACATATTTTAACTGTTGCTCATATTTGTGAAAGTGAAAGAATGAATGCTTTAGCTCACATAACACAACAAAAATTATTATATGATTTTTCTGCTACTGTAGAAGCCAACAGTTGGAATTCTTATGGTGCGATGCCAATCAAAATTGATCATCAGAATGATATATGCTTGATGTCTGTAGATGGAATTGATGCGCCCTACCTAAAGATGTCTAATAAGAAGCCCGTATATGGCGAAAAAACATACACTGTAGCTTCTCCGGGAGGATTAGCCAGGGATGGTATGGTACCTACCTTTGAGGGCCGTTTCTTAGGGGTTACAGACAATAGAGCATACTACAGCGTTCCTGCTATGGGTGGATCCTCTGGATCTCCGTTGATCAATAAGAAAGGCGAAATAATTGGAGTTACTCATTCAGTATACGCTTACTTCCATCATGTTACCGTATCAACTACCTTTGAAGAGTTATGGAATTTCATCTCCAAGTAAAACTTCGTAAATCTTAGGTTTTTCAGAAGAATATGTTACTGTCTTGAAATGTGTCCAAGTTGATTTAACTACGTGCCTTACTTTAGACTTTGATTCTAGTACATCAATTTCTAAGTTTCCACAAGAACATTTTCCTTTCTCTAAAAGGAACAAATCTTTATCACCACATACCGTACATTCTATGATAGTTTTATATAACGGAACGTATTCTTCTTCGACTTCTTCTTCAAATGCAAAACCTATTCCCATATAATAAGTAGCCTATTGATTATCAGTATAAAAATATTCTTTCAATACTTTTATATTTTCTTGAGCTTCTGCTAGTTTTGAAGTCCAATTTTTTATCTCTTCTAAAATGTTTGAATGATCAGCGATTCCAACACTGTGTTGAAAATACAGTTCTAATGTAGCAATCGCTTCTTCTCTCTGCGCTTCAAAACTTTTTATAGCAGCTCTATAAAAATGATTATCAGAATTCATCATATCCATCCAATATTACTGTTTTTTCCGTATACATAATTCCAACCCTGTATCTAGGGTTGATTTCTTGTATTCTTTTTTGTAATCTCTCTAACATATAAAACTCAACCGGATTTGGTGAGTTAATGTGTTCTCTTACATATAAGGTTTGAACATCTCCATCGTAATGGCAAAAATCAAATTCAACGTTGTAATCAATAAAACAATCAGTTGATTCTTCTCGTGCTATTCTAGCTAATATTTCAATATCTTTATTTTTCTTTTTCGCCATTTAAAACTCTAGAATGTAATTCATTTATTTTTTTTATATTTTCAACGCTTCCAATTCTCCAGACTAATTCTATACCAAGCTCGTTACAAAGATCAAACTCCGGTGTATTTTCAGGAGTTCTTGGACCTCCATTGCCAAACATATCTGGTCTTAATTCTAAAAGACTTAGGCAAACTGTACCATCTTTATCGTTAGCGTCAACAACATCAATAACTCCAGGCATTTGAAATAAAATTTCTTTTCTACGGGCCCGAGATAAAAAAATATGATGTTTTCTTTTGGCCAACCATTCATCCGAGTTAAGAATAATAATAACATCACCTAAACGAGCTGCGTGAGATATCATCTCTGTTTGGCCAATTGTTGGTGGATCAAAAGCACCACTTAACGCAATAATCTTTTTCACTTAAGCCAACTTGCTATTAACTTTTATAACATCCCAGCTACTTTTAATATGTTTTTTATTCAAATCAACCCTATAAACGTGAGCTGCAGGTAAAGCTTCAGCAAATGTTTTGGCCTGAACTTCTAAAGTTTCAGACCTTTGAGTGAGTTCATCAAAGTATACAAAGTAAAATAATTTATTTTTCATTTCAATCCAATAATAATTTTTTGTCTTGTTCTTTTATCTCAGAAATTTTTTCATCAACAACAAATTCTTCTAAATGCATTTCTGCTAAATGAGGATACTTGTTAATTACTTCTTTGAGGGTCAAATTTTCCGTCGTCATTATTTCTTTTATTTTTTTTGCTACGTTTGACATTTTTCTTTTTTTCCTTTGTTGGTTCAAAATCCGGATGTAGGCGTGTCTTAACTACGAATTGGTTTTTGCCCGGCAGATAATGAATTTTAACTTGCATGCCTTCGTGTGTATCATCATTTTTCCAAATGCGCAAAAGTTTATTACGAATTGAATCTGCTGCTTCAAATGTTTGATGATACGAGTCTTTTTTCCAAGGTTTATTTATTTTTATCGGTGTAATTTCTGTTGTTAATTCTTCTTCAGACATTTACTACCCTTGCTTGGTCTGCAAAGTCTTAACGACGCGATTCATATCGTTTGCAACTTGACTCTTAAAAGTTCCAACCTCTGAACGAAGTGTGGCTAACTCGTCAACTAGTTGGCTTATCCTATTTGTTAAACGACCGATTGTTTCTTGCTGTGCTACGACAGTCTTATTAAGTTCTGCATTAGTCATAATTGACCTCCTTTAATATAAAAACAATATAACATATAAATTATATAATGTTAATCTTTAATAAACCAATTTTCTGTTTCAAACTGTTTTAAAAGCTTTCTCAACTCATTTTTATTGATGCCTAACATAGCTGCAGCTTCATTTTTTGTTCTGCAAGCACTGTGTGCATATTTTAAAACTGCGTCTTTAACGATTGTTGGTAATTCTTTCCAGAGGTTTAGACCATAGAGCTTACCGTTTACAGCATTTGCAGCTAACTCTAGACGAAGCGCAATAATCTCTTCAAGAGTCAAAGAAGAAAGCATAATTTCAAAGTCAGTTGTAATTTTAGCCTCAGACTTTAGTTTGTTTGAGATAGAATAATAGTCTTGTCCGGGTTTGGAATATTTTTTTCTTTTAAATTTCCACATTTAGTTACCAGGATATAAAATATTTTTTAACTGATTTCCTTCTTCTTGGCTCAATCTTTTATTTAAAAGATTGGAAGCTTCTAACTGTGCTAATAATTCAGGTTTTCCTTCTAGCATATCAGCCGTAATTCCATTTTCACTGTTTGCAGCGTTAACTAGTTGAGCTTTAAAATCTTTTCTAGCTTGCTCTTCTCCACCTTTTCTTTCCGGTGTTTGAGGACGTACTGTTTGATCTAAATGTTTTCTAAACATTTCTTTTGCTGTTGTAATGCCGCCATCTTTAAACATTACTTCGGACATAATAGTTTTTGCTAATTCTTGATCAACGCCGTTGCTACGAAGAAATTTTCCCATTGCTTTTATTGCCTCAATTTGAATTTCTTTACGATCATCTTGTGCTGCAGCCCTAAGTGAATTAGCATTTGAAGCAAACTCAGCCATTACCTGCATTCTTTGATCGTCCGATGCTGCTACTTGTGTTGTAGGGCTCATCGGTGCGGCTGCAGCGGGTGGGGCTGCTGCAGCTCCAAGTCCCATCATTGCAGCGCCTAAAGCAGCTTTTTGGCCGGCTCGTCGTATTGAATCCATAAAACCTTCAGCTAATTCTTCACCGTATGTTTCAACAAGAAAAGTTTTAAACTCTTCTTCATTAAGTTTTTCTTCGGCAAATAATTTAAATTCATTTGTTTCTTGAATCTCGTTAATTTTTTGTTCAAATAAGACTTCTTTTTCGTAGCGATTAAAGCGTTCCATGATTAATTTTATATTTTTCATTTTAGACTCCTAGGCCCAATTCAGCTTCTTGATCAACTGTTTCTGGCGCAACTTCTGCACTTTCTGCTTCTCTATCCATTTGCGTTGGATCATAATCCGGGCTAGAAGGTTCCTCAACTGGGCTCATATCATTTTCAAACTTATCAAAATACAACTTGGTATTTGTTAAAAGATAATCATAAAATAAATCTTGATCTTTAGGAGATCCAGTTAATTCATCATAAGCAGAAACAATTTGTTTTGAGACCTTTTTAAAAGTATCAAAAGCTGCGTTTCTACCAACTTCATCCTCGCCTTCAATACCAAACAGTACTTTTTCATCGTTTACATCTTTTGGATCACCAGCAAGTTCTGCTTCCTGATCGGCAATTTCTTTATCAGAGCGAATATCGATAAAATCTGGATCATCTTCTACTTTTACAGTCAAGTCTTGTTCTTCTAATTCTTCTTCTGCTAATGAAACTGTTGTACCGGCTTGTGAAGTAACTTTAAGTGGCTCAATAGTATCTTGCATTGCTTTTAAAATATGATTTCTGAATGATTCTCTTTGTTCTTTGGAAGTTGTAAGTGTCTTATAATCATCTTCAAGTGTTGGAACAATATTTTTTAAAAGTTTCTCCAGAAAATTAATACCTGTGGAGCTGTGAGGAGCCGGGTCAGTATCTCCAGTTGTTGTCCCCTCATTAAGAATAAGACGACGAATAACTTTTCTTAAACGCTGTTCTTCTAAGACTTCTTGTTTTTTTTCATTCTCAATTTTTTGATTAATTTTTTTAATACCCTCACGAATAATCTTACGCAAGCGAATCTCTTCATATATTTCGTGTCTATTCATTTGTTCCATCCCTTCTCTAATTAGTGTTTCGTCTTCTCTTTTTCTTTTTGGCGGTTTGGCGCTTAGAGGAAGAGAATAGCCTTGAACATTGCCTCCACCCAGGCTAGAAATCTCTTCAAGTTCTTCTGCTTCTTCTTCTAAAGCATCTTTAAATGTCGTGCCTTTACCGGCAGAATCATAATCTGCTAATCGTGCAGTATATTTCTTTTCTTCTTCTTCTTCTAATTTATTTTTTTTAGCCATATCTAAAGCTATTGCAACAGCTTGATCTTGTGGTTTTCCTTCATCTTTAAGTTTACTTATTTTTCTAGATATTTTATCTTGTTTTTTTCGCTTTTTAGTTTTTTTCTTTTTTTTCTCATCAAGCATTACTTCTTCAATTATCCCAAGAAAGATACCGAGAGGCATTCTTTCCACCTCCTCCTTAAGTTTACCAGATTCAAACTTTTGTTTAAAGAGATTAAATAAGTCTTCATCAAAGAAGCCCATAACATTCGCAAACAATTGACGATCACCATCGGCAAGAGCTGCTCTACAAGTTGTGCCGCACATTTCGCCATAACCGGCAATATCTAAAGATATATGAGGAGCTACAACCAAATACCCATGTTCACTAAAAGGTTTAAGATTTTTTATGTTTGATTCAAACTCTTGAAAATAAGTGGGCCCACCACTTTTCTTTTCTCCAACTCTAAATCTAGGATCTTCTTTCATGTCTTTTTGACCAACCATGAAAGCAACAGCTGTTGTTTCTGGATTGTAGCTACCTAAAATTTCTTCTGCTTTGTATGGATTCTTAACTTGAACAATCTGACTTTCTGGTATACCTTGTGCTATCATTGCTTGTTTTTTCTCTTCAAAATTTAACGGAGATTTTGGAGGGGCAACTTTATTTGAGGTTGCAATATAAACATTCTCTTCACCAAATTGACTCTGAAGCCATCTAAAAGCTTCTGCGTGATGTCTTCCCATTGGTTGAAATCTACCAGGATAGATTGCAACAACATTTTCGATTGCCTCACCGTCAGCTTCTGAAAGCATCTGCATTGCTGGAATATTACCTCGGCCATATTTAAATAATCCAAGAAGCTGATTCATTGGAGCAAAGTTACCTGTAAATTTATAGGTATATCCATCATAATCAAAAACAAAGCCTTCGGCTGCAGTAGAAACGTTTTCAATGGTTTTTAATTTTTGCATTTGTTTACGGAGAATTTCCATTGCTTCTTCGTTTCCTGAAGCTTCAATACCTTTAATTGCCTGATCTGTTTCTTTTCTTAATCTTTGAACTTCGGGATCTTGATCTAAAATAAATGCACTTTTAAGATCTCGGATCATTTCAACAGAAAAATCATGAACAATATCTTCTAGGGGCTGAATTGCATTTTGAAGAATTGATTTAGAGTTCGAAACTAACATATCTATTATTTCTTTTTGCGCTATATCAAGATCTTTTTTAATATTAAGAATTTTAATACCTTTTAATCCTAATATTTTTTTGACAAGCATATTTTCTTTTTCTTCTGGTAAATTAATTTTATCTCTAACAGCTGGTAATATACGAGCTACAACGTACTCTCCAACTGTTTGATTATCTGATATTCCAGTGTCATCTAAAATACGATTTAAACGATCTAGCGCATAATTTAAATGTCTATCATCTGCTAAAGCATCAAGACGCCTCATTGCATTTATTTGAACTTTAAATTCTTGGTTTGCAATTGCTGTTTGCATTTGATCTAGAGACTTTTCTAATTTAACCGCCGAGGGACCAACATCAATATTTAAAATCTCACCAGTTCTTAAATCAACGGCAAAATGACCAACTCTATGAATATTAAGAAGTTTATTATCATAGTTAATGACGTTTGCATTTCTTGGATCCTGAATTTCAGCATTGTAAAAAATAATATTATTAACACCATCACCAAATATTTGTCTTTGAGTTTTTCTTGGTAATGATTGAGCTGCTAATTCAAAGGTCTGAAATGCTTCATTGAATGCTTGTTCAACAGTTCCGCGACCAGCAAATTTTTGTGCCAAACCAGCAGCATCTAAGCCGCCTTGTCTAACATTTGTTTTATTACGAGCAGCTTTGGCTTTACCTTCAGCAACATTATAACCAACAAACAAATTTTGTCCGTCAGTTTTTTCTGTTCCTTCAAGTTCACCATTAGCTGCAGCTTTAAAGATATCCATCATCGTAGAAAATTTTAGATTTGGATTATCATAAAGATGAGACATATGTCCAGCAACGCCACCCATAATTATAACCTCTTATTTAGTCCATTTATTTGCAAGTCTTTCAAAAAGCAGCTGATCTTTTTTGGAAGTAAAACTTTCTCTTAAAGATTCATTTTTTGCTCCATCTTTTGGATCAGGATCGGCTCCATTAGGTACGCCATCGCCATCGTCATCATATCCTGCTTCCATTCCAGTTTTGTATTTTCCGGGATTTTTAATTTTTTCCTCAACGATTTCTTCTTCTACAATCTCATCATCTCTTTTTGCAGATCCACAATTTGATTCTTCCATTGGTTCTTCGTCACGTTTGTATGTAGCGTCATAAGCTTCTTCAGTAACTTTGTTTTCTTCCATTACTCTCTTAATAGTATTTTCTAAAACAGTTTTAAGCTGTTCGTTTGTTAAACCTTTCATTTTTTATTCTCCGTTAAATTTTGGTTTCCTTGAGATTTAAGATAGTCTTCAAAGTCTCTTACTAAAAAACCATTTCCTAGTAAATAGGCTTCTCCTTCCATTCGTCTCATATGTGGATCTTTTTGAGCATATCCAGGCTCTAGTGATTGCGCTTGATCAAACTCACCTCTGCAGTTCTGTGCGTGATGAACTAACTCGTGAGAAATTGATCTGAGCATATCTTTAGGATGTCTACCATCTACAAAAATTGTAACTTCCATAGAATTTGGATTATAGTAAGCAGTCTTACCCCAAGGATCTTTAGCATTTTCAGGGTCTGATATGAAGTTTAGCTTGACATCTTTATTAAATTTTAATTTTTGTTTGACATAAGGATAAAAACGTGCTACAATATTTTCTAGTTGACTAACATCAACATTAGAATTATTAGTTATTGTATAATTTTCTTTTATTAATAATTCATTTAAATTTTGTAATATTTTTAATTGATCTTCAATAGACTGTGGATTATTAACATAATACTGTTGTTCATTATTATTTAATTCTATATTATTACTTATTTTATAAGCAATTGCTTGCGATGCTTTAATATCTGGTTTATCGGCGATAGCTATATCTAAAGTTACCTCATACGGTTGTACTCCAAGAAGTATAGAATTTATATCACTTCTACGGCGTCTTAATCTCGTAGATTTATCTTTAGCGTCCTTTAGATCATCTTTTAACTTTTCATCGTTAAAAGATTCTAGTTTATTTAATATAAATTTAAATTTTTTAACCCAAGTTTTTGGATCGTCTTGAAGTTTTTTATTATTTTCTAAAACAGATTTTCTTAAAATATTTTTTTTGTTTAAATAATCTTTAATTAAATTTTTAATTTCATCTTTAATGTTTTTATTTGCTGGGGCATTAACTTTTGGATTTTTATAAATTTGTTTTAATTTTTGTAAACTTTTTCCTAAAGTTTGATCAAATTTTCTTTGATATTCCTCTTCAAAAAAATTATATATACGATATATTTGAGCTTGTGTACCTTGAGGATCGATCTTATCTTTAGATTTGAATTTGTTTGAAAGATCTTCAATTTGTGCAAAATTGTAATCTTTATACAAAGCTAAAGCAAAAATAACGTTATAATCTTCTTTTTGCAATATTTCTTTAAGAATATTTTCATCTAGCCCAACTTCAACTCTTCCGGCTAAATCTGCAGCCTTATCAATTACTTTGCCGCCTAGGCCTCCAGTTAATTTATCTTGGCCAAGTACAGCTAGACTATAAATTTTATTATCAAATGCTTCTGATGCGTCATCAATAACGCCCTCTATATTAAATTTTCTGTACACTTCCGAAAATCGATCTTGAGCGCCAGTTAATATATCAACAGCTTCTTCTGCAGTTGCAGCTTGATCGGCAGAGATAGAAGCTTTACTAATATTAGAAAAATAAGGCATTGCTAAGCTAACAAACTTATCTAAAACACGATTAATTATAAATATACCTTTAATATTTGATGTAAAGTCAGGGTTATTTAACAATATTTTTACTGGATCTTGTTTTTTAGCTGCGATATTATTGATTACCTGTTCTAAATTTTTTTCAAAATTATTAACAAGAGTTCCACCAGTAGCCAAAAGACTTTTAAGATTTTTCAACTCTACTTTCTTACTTTCAGAATTAAATGTTCTTTCAATAGAAACCATATATTTCCACTTTTCATTAGCAGTAAGTTTTCTTCCAAGCTCTTTTTCTTTTTGTTTAAACAAATCTTTAAGTTTATCAACAGGCTTGACATCATCTGGTTCTAAATCTTCGGAAACAAGATCTGATATAAGAGAATCAATCGAATTATCTTCTGCAGCGCCTTCTAATGAACTAGCTGTTTTAATGCTATGTTGAACTAGTTTAATTATTTCTACGCCAGGAATATCTTGATTGGCTTGAATTTTACTAATTGCTGTTTTAGAATTTAAAAGAATTTTTTTAATCGATTCCCAAAGTCCGTCGATATTGTAAGCTTCATTTTTTGCCTTATTATGTGCTTTTAATAACGAAACAACAATTGGCAAAGAGTCAGGAGAAAATTTTATCTCTAACATATCTTTTAAAAGTTTTCTATCTTCTACTCTGCCAACAGAATCTTCAATTTCTTTGTCCATTTTATCGATGTTATCAGGATCATTAGTAATTTTTTCTGCATCGATAGCTGCCGCAGCCCTTGTTCCTGGCGTATCAATCGCCTCGTTAATTTTTATTTTTAATTTCATTAACTTCCTCCAAAGCCTGCAGGAGCAGATTTAGATCTTTTATAACTAGGCTTAACCTTATAAGGTGTTGAATTTTTTTGATTTCCTTGCCCAACAAGCCATTTCTTTTTAAGATAATGTCTTTGTTTCATACGACGTTGAAAACTTGATTCTACCACAACTGGATCATAATTTTCATTTATTTCATCTTCTAGATTGCTAATCATAATTTTTAAGCTGCCTCTGACATCTTTATGCAGAGACATTATTTTATCATATGATTTTGCTATAATTTTGTGTAATAGCTCTATATGGCCGCTTCTTCTTAATAGTTTAAAAGCCATATTTTCAGGAGAGTATACTCCTTCATCTGCTAAGCCGGCACGTCTCATTTCTTTAATTTTTTCTTTAAGTCTTTTTCCTGTTTCCATTGAATTTGGATATTCTCTGGACTCAAAAATATCGTAAACTCTTTCAATTTGGTCGATTAATTGATCGGCCTTTTTCTTTGTTGTTTTTAGATCGATCTCAAACTCTGCTTTCACTGGTTCTTCAATCCAATTATTATTTAATACCGAATAAACACCAGCAGCCATATGAGGTTCTTTTTCATTTTGAACATAAATCTCAACTTCGTGATCATTCATACGAATATTGTGTTTATTATTCCAAGAAAAAATCTTACCTCCAAAATATTCTTTAACCAAATCTTCATTTTCGTCGACTTGAGAAAAATCTAAAATTAGATGAAGATCAATATCAGAGTATTTTGACCAATTGTAACTAGCAATAGATCCTGTAATAGTAATGTCTTTTAATTGTACTTCTTCCGGAAGATTAAGAGAATTAAAAAAATCTTGCGCAATTTGTAATAATTTTTGTCTTATTGAGTCTCTTAAAATCATTCTTCTATTCCAAAAGTTTTTATTCAAAGAATCTTTTGGCACCAATGATTGTAAATCTAATTCTGCTTCTTTTCTAAATTCTTCCCAAAGTTTATTCATTTGATGTTATCCAATTTTCCCTCAAGTCTACCAACAACTCTTAAGATTTCTGTGTTGTTATCTTTTATTTTGTTAATATCTGCTTGAATTAATTCAATATCACGCTCAAGCCTATCGATTTTATCTTTATCAACATTTTGAACCCAAAAAATAATACCGGCGATCGCGGTAATAATCGCAACAACTAATAAAATATATTCTCTTGCTGTTTCTAAATTTATATTATTTTCGCTCATTACTGCTCTCTTTTAGTTATATTAATTTTATTCATACGTTCTTCAATACGTTTAAGTTTCTTTAATATTTTATTCTGCTCTTGATTACTTAGATTTTTTTTGCTTTTTCTTACCTTTATAATTTTTGTTTCTTTACTTTTTGTCATAGCTAAGACGGCATAAGTGCAGACAGAGCTAAGAAAAAACCCAATTGATAACGCTAAAATAAAGTAGCACATTTTATTGCGAGATACTGAGCAAGAATCAAACATATTATTATAAATAGTTTTGTCTTGACTAGAACAATAAAGTATCTATAATAATAATATGAATGAATATGCAATTATATTCTGGTTATCGTTTTTAGCAATATTTTTAGGACATTTTTTATTTCTAAAAATTGCAATTAAAAAACTTAATATAGCGTATTATACGATTAGTTTGGTAGGAAGTCTTTTAGTTTACAAAGCAATCGATTATGCAGCTGTTGTATACGGGCCTGAAATAGTTGGAACTTATGTGTCTCAATCGATTATTGGAATGGCTGCAGGTTGGTTTATTTCTAGAAATTTAAAAAACGTTTTTAGATTGACGAATTATAAATTTTTGACTTCGGTCTTATTAATTCTAGGGTGGCATAACTATCTTTTTTAACTAGTTAGAGGTAGGAGGGCCCTTCTATGTCTATAAAAAAACTGAAAAAAGTTGATTTTAGATTAAGAATTACCACCCTACTGTTACTATTGATGGCCGCAGTTTCAATGTCATATTGTGCTGACGCAGTTGAGGGAATATCTGGATCTGAAGATTTATTAAATTCAGACATAGTTGCAAATTATACCCCAGAGCTAGAAGTAATTTCTTGGACTCCAGAGCCAGAAGTATTGCCTGAATGTATAGAATGCAAAATGTATTTTTGTCCTCCGCTTGATTCGGTTTGGCAAAAAGAAATTTGCATGAATATCTGTGACGACCCTAACACTCTTTACTCTGAAACAGAGTGTACACAATTTATGGAATGTGATCCGGCGCAGTATCTAATTGCTGAAGTTGAGTGCACAACCGAAGATGGATATCCAGGTACACAGGAAAAAGTCTGTAATAAAGGCGTAATACAATATACTGATTGTGAATCAGATTGTAATGAAGAATCATGCAATTATTTAGACGATGACTGTGATGGCCTGATTGATGAAGGCCAATTAAATGAATGTGGTGAGTGTGGAATTATACCACCAGAAGTTTGTGATGGCTATGACAATGACTGTGACGGCACTACTGACGAAGATTTAATTCAACCATGCGCTACAGCCTGCGGTGTAGGCTATGAGATGTGCTATGATGGAAATTGGATATCTTGTACAGCTCCTCCGGTAAAAGAGGAAGTTTGCGACGGTCTAGACAACGACTGCGACGGATCTATAGATGAAGATCTAGATTGTGTATGCACAATACAAGATTTAGGTGTTCTTTTTCCTTGTCAAGACGATCCTTTGAAATGTGGCCAAGGATATAAAACTTGTGAGTGTGTAGATCCTGACTGTACTCAACTAACTATGTCTAGTTGTTATGCTATGTGTTATTGGATTCCTCCTTCAGATCCAAGTGAAATATGTGATCCATCAATAGGTATGCCCTTAAATCAAGAAGAATGTAACAACTTCGATGATAACTGTAATGATTTAATCGACGAAGACATCTATAGTGCATGCTATACCGGCCCTGAAGGTACTTTAATGGTTGGAATATGTCTTCCTGGTGAACTTACCTGTCTAGAAGGCACGTGGGGAAATTACGATGATAAGGAAGATTTTATTCCTTACTATTGTAAAGATGAGATTACACCTCAAGAAGAAATTTGTAATGGCCTCGATGATGACTGCGATGGTATAGCCGATTGGGGTGAAGAAATGAAAGAAACAGATGTTCTCTTCATTGTAGACTGGTCAGGCTCCATGGGTGATGAGATGGATGCTGTTATGATTGCACTTAATCAGTTTGCACAAAGCTTTAGCGACGAAGAGGTTATCAATTGGGCTTTTATGAGGGGCCCGGTTGCTTACGGAGATTATGATGAAAGACTAGAACTATTTCAAGATCTAGTAGGATTCAGTGATTACTTAGCTAGTTTAAGCACAATGGGTACAACTACTGGCTGGAATGGAAACACTACAGCATATGAGATGTTATTGGATGCTATCTACATCGCAGTAAATAATATTTCTGCTACCCTACCAAAAGCAATTACTGATATGATATGGGTAGGCTTAAATCCAGGTTCGGGACCAGATGTAGTTGAATCATCTCCACCATTACAAAATTTTGATATAAATTGGCGTCCCGGAGCTGACCGAGTAATCATCGTTTTTACGGACGAGAAGCCTCAAAGCTACCTAGTACCTAACTTAAGCGTAGAAGACGTTAAAACGGCTGTTTCTGGCACCCCACAGCTTAAGCTATACACATTTTCTCGCGCCCAAGGATCTTACGACTGGAAAGATCTTGCAGCGTCCGGAAATGGAAAATGGTTTTACCTTACAAATGATCCTACTTTAATGTATGCCGATCTAATGGAAATTATTGATGAAATTTGTAAGGGCGGAAGCAGTGAATGATAAAAAAAATAATAATTTTTTTATTTTTTATGGTAACGTGTGTTACTTGTAGCAGCCAAAACTCTACAATTTTTCTCAATAACGACTATAAAAATACATATAGAAAAGTTTTATGCGATCCTGCAAAACCTTTTCCACAAATGATTATTATTCCTTATTTTAATCAAGCTACTCAAATTGTACCAAATTGTCAAACATATCCTGTACACGAAGTAGCTTTAGCATTTTTTATATTTTATCACCAATGGTTAGAATATTTTGAAGATGATAATTTAGCAGTTAGAGGAATGTTAGAACAAGTTATGATTCGCTGGGGAACAGAAAAAAGAAATGGTGTTCGTGGATTTAACCTAGAAGGCAAAAGATTCTCTGCGCAAAAAAATATAATAGGCTTAGTTGAAGGAAAAAATATGATATGGGTCTGGGAAGGTTATAACCATAAAATATCTGAAAGCGCTTTAATCCACGAACTAGTTCACCTAGCTCTTTTTGCTAGACTTGGCCATGGTGATTCGGATCATGAAGGTTTTAAATATAGAGGCTGGACGAAACGCCACACTAATATGATCATTGAAGCAAAACAAATGTTGCGAGCCTTTGAGTTGTAATTACTACTTATAGTAGGTTATTGGAATTATTCTATGTTTAATAAAATATTTGAAGGTTATCGCAAGTTTTTAACTGAAGATGAAGAAGCACTTCTTATTGAAGGAAGAAAAGACGTTGCTTTGTCTCGTGCCACCAAAGGCATTGATGATGAAACACTTAAAGACATTGCATCGTCACAAATGGAGAGGCTTCTGGATGCAGATCCTTCAGGCAAACAAAAATACGCTAACTGGTTAGCTGGACAAATCAACAAAGAAGTATTTCGTTCTATAAAATATGTCAAAGATCAACTCCGAGGAGATATGATGGTTGCAGATTATATAGATTCAGTTAGAGCTTCAGTTGAACGTACCGGCAGAGAATTAGCAAGAATGCTTCCAACATATCATAAACTAGCAGAAAGAAATCTTATTGATAAAAATATTAACAAGTATGACGAATATACAGATTGGAGTTATGAGACATATCAGGCGCAGAAACAGTTTGAGGAAAGAGAAAAGCTTAAAGGAATGGAAGCGGAAGCTAAACAAACTATTACAACTCTTATTGATGATCCAGATTATACTTTGAAAAGACCTGACTCTATGGCCGCTTCTTGTATTTTAGGTATGGGCGCCCAGTGGTGTATTGCTGCTACAAAAAGTCAAAATTATTTTGACCAATATACACGCGAAGGCAAAGGATTTTATATTTTAGAATTACGTCATTTGCCTTTAGACGATGACTTTAAAAAAATTGCTTTACAGTATGACTCAGATAAAGGCGGATATTCTGATAATACGGAACCTAGCCTTATTTGGCACAGCCCAAATGAAACACAAGATGAAGAAGACGTAAGAAAAGCTATTCGTGATAACATCATAATGAAAGGTTTTTGGAATTCCCAAGAAAACCCTAAAGCATTAAAAAAATATTATAATAAAGGTAAGCGCGGCGATGAAAATAGACAAGAGCTTGAAACTATTTTATTAAATTTAGGAAATCAGTTAGACGAATATCAAATGGCGTACGATGATAGTGATGTCGTATCAAAACCAGAGATACTTGAAAATTTAAAAACATATTTAAAAGCTGCAGATTTAGATGGCGAAGATTTAGATGAACTAATTGAAAGCTTAGATGAATTGGTATCAGAAGAATATTATAATATTATTGGTTCTGCTCATGAACACTTTTCAGAAAATCCAACTGGTGTTTCTGATGAAGATTATAATAGAGCAATTGAAGAAGCGGAACTAAAACATTTTGATGTTTATGTTGAACGCGATTTTGACGGCGATGGGAATGATTATATAAGCGCTAGTGCCGGTTTTGATTTTGATGTTGAAGATGTTGTAGAAGATAATGTTGATACTGACGATCTAGAGAATTTTCTTTCAAAAGCTTTAAATGATGAAGGTGTCTGGAATATTGAGTTATATTCTGATGGTATGAATGTTTCAGTTAACATGCATCAAAATGAATATTATGACGATGATCCTTTGCAGAGATTCACTTCTTTTCTAGACGACGTTAAAGAAGCCGATAATGTATACGAGGAAGTTTTCAAAGCAGTTGTCCAGGAAATGAAAGATTCTGGAATGATTGCTAGTGAAAGTTTAAAATCTTTGGTTAAACGTTTTAGTGAAAGAGAGTATAATAACTTTGATGTTGATTTTGAAGATGGCAACGTTGCAGTTTCTTCTAGACTTCTTGTTAGATTACAGCTTCCAAAAGAATTAACAAGCAAAAGCAGATATCTATCTAAAGAATTGCCAAGACCAAAAACTTCCGAGGATCCTCGATCTTTTATTTGGGACTTTATGATTGGTCAACTTCGAAGCACAGAATCAATAAATAAAATTAAACAAGATTTAATTAAAAGATTAAACGTTGTATTTGAAAGAGCTTTAAAATCTGCAGCTAGTCAGCTAAGATTGCCTTTAAATGAACAAGAAGGTGTCCGCGTACCAGAGTTTAAAATTGATTTTGGTGCAATGGGCCCTAGAGAGCAAGCATCAATTCCTCCGAAGCAAACGAGCGGCTCTAATACATGGGATATTAGAGATAAATTTACTTATTGGCTTGATATTGTTTTAAAAGGTAATGAAACACCAGAAGAAATCGCTCAAATTGAAAAATTTCTAAATATTATTGACAAAGAAGAATTTTTTGAGAAGATCAGGCAATACGTTGAAGCACTAGTTAATAATCAGTTACAAAAAGAAATTATACCGGCAGCAAGAAAAGCAGCCGCAGATACAATTTCTAGAGAAAAATCAACAGATGAGTTATCAGACTTAGCTGAAAGATGGAGAAGATTTATAAAATGAAAATTACAAAAGAACAATTAACACAAATTATTAAAGAAGAGATTGCCGAAGTTTTAAATGAAGCTTTTCAGTCAAACACGCGTGCTGACAGATTCATGAGGGCCGGCTTTGATCCTGCTTCATATCCTAGAGCAGAAGATCCTCCTACAATGCCACCACAATATCTTAAACCAACAAGCAAAGAAGATTTGTGTAGCGGATGGAAAGCAATGTTTGAAAATCCAAAAACGTTAGATCCTGGATTTTCTTTTCGCAAAGCAGATTTAAATGAGTGTGAGTGGCTACAAGAATATGATGTTGAAGCCCTCCGCGCAAAATACCCAGATCCTTATGCACATATAGGCAAAAAAGTAAGAGAAGATATTAAAGAACAGTGACCAGATTTAGTCGGCGCGTAGTTACGACCTAGGAGGAAAAAATGATTAATTCAATAAAAAGCGTTATTTTGCTAAGTGTTATATTTTTAGCCGGCTGCGCATCGTCAGAAGTTGTTGACAATTGTGAAACTAGCCAAGATGATCAAACTGGTACTTATCAAATGGTTACTAGAGAAATTTCTGGTAACTGTGGCAGATTGGGAGATCTTCAAGTCAAGATTGATGAAGGTGTTGTTTTAATCAATGAACAGTTTGGTTGCGAGCTTCGTGAAGATGATTGGAACAGCGAAATATGTGCATCAGAATCTATTTTTTATTGTGATGATGGAGAATGGATAATGAAGTTAAGATGGACTGTTATAAGCGAAACAAATAATGGTGATAAATTAATTGGTGACTTAATTGCTGATATGAATCGTTTTAGTGTTGCTTATAGTTGTTCTAGCGAATATAAATTTGAAGCAGAAAGATCTGAGGGTATCTAAATGAAACTACTATTTGAAAATTGGCGAAAATATTTAACCGAAGAAGTTACACCACCTCAAAATTATTCGTCTGTTAATATTAATCGTGACACAGCAAAACTCTTAATATCCAAAGCAAAAGAAGTTCTCGGTGAAGTTCCTAAAGGTTTCGCACCAGATAAAGAAAAAGGTAGATGGCCACATCATATGACAATTAATATGGGACCACTTTTGGATAATTGGAAAGAAGGCGATTCGGTTACTTTAGAAATCGATGGATGGGGCATTATTGATAGTATTGACAAAAAAGAAAAACCAATCCAAGCCATGGCCTTTCGTGTAAACAAACTAAAACTACCTGCATTAATTAAAAATAAGGTACCGCATATTACCACGCTTGTTGGCCCAAAAGGTAAACCATTTCATTCTAACAAGATTCAAAACTGGACTGACATTACGCCGTTTTCAATCAAAGGTACAGTAGTTGCCGCTACGCAACAAAAGAAAAAAGAAAAGCCTAAAAAACAAAAGCCGCAAGGACAAGATGATCCTGTTAATTTTGTCAAAGGTCTTGTTAGCAGGAATATCTCGCCGGATAAAATTAAAGATATTATTATGAAAAAGTTTAATAAACCTGAAGAAGATGCTTTGGAAATTATGAGGGGAGCGGGAATATTATGAAACTACTATTTGAAAATTGGCGACAGTATTTAACTGAAGAAAAAGCTTCTGACTCCTTAGAAAACTGGAAACACGAAGATGCAAAAAAATATGCTCAAGAATTAATTGATGATTATGGAAAACCTGACGTTGTAACAGATAGTATGCTTTTATGGAATGATCGCATATCTGAGTTTAAACAAACGTTTGTAAAAGATGAGTCAATTGAACATTGTTGTCCAAAGCCTCATCGTGATTACGTCTATTCAACAATGATTATCGATGTACCAGAAGATAAAATGCAAGCTATAGCTGATGCTAGTGAAAGTATTATTGTTGATCAGCTTAAAAACGAAGTAACTGCTAGATGTGCTGATATATTTGCCAATGCTATTACACTAGGTTTTGTGCAAAAATTAGTAGCTGGAGACATAAGGCCAGAAGATTCTAAAGAAGAATATGAAAAACACATTTTAAACGGTATGTTACCAGATTGGTTTAAGGAAGGAGATAAAGAAAATTTAGATGAATCTCTTTATTACGGAACCTCAACTGTATTTCATGAAGAAATAATCGAAAATGGTATAAAATCTCCAAGCAAATGGGGAAATTATGGTCTTGCCGAAGAAAATGCGATGAAAATCGTTGAAAAACACGGTGGAGAGCCGGCAGTTATACAAATTCCGCTCTCAGAGTTTAAAGATGAGCATTTTTTACTTGACGAATCCAATAATGATGTTATAATATATACTGAAGATTTGCATATTTTTATGGAAAAACAAGAAAAACAGCTGGTATAAAGTGACTAAAGATGAGCAAAAACAAGCGTTTCCATACGAAATTTACTGCGATATGGACGGTGTTTTGGTAGATTTGTTTGAAAATGGTGTATTTTTGGAGGCAAAAGACCCAAATTTGCGTAAAAACCTTGAAAAAATCATTGAAATGCGTTGGAAATGGTCAAAAAACCACGAAAATCCCGAAATTCAAGCCGCTTTAGAGTGGATTCGGCAATTATTAGGTGATAATCGCTCATTTTGGGCTAATTTAAGCCCCCTTCCAGACGTTTTAGCCTTCTGGGAGTACTTGGACAGCCTTGGAGAGGTAAAAGTTCTTTCTCATCCCTGGGATGAGGCCTCTGCGGAGGGTAAAATTGACTGGATTGACCAACATTTGTCTCCAAAACCAAAAAATGAGCATATTTTTCTTCCTTTGGACGGAAAAAAAGAGATTTGGGCCCGAAATAATGGAAAACCTTGCGTCTTAATTGATGATTTCTCTACATATACCGAAAAATGGGAAGAAAATGGTGGAATTGCTATACTTCACACGTCAATTAGTGATACAATTGAACAATTAGATAAATTAAAGAGAGAATTTTATGAATAACCAACCAAAAATGAACATTGATATCAATAAAGCAGAAGATTTTAAGTGCGAAAGCTGTGAAAATCTTTATTTTAACCCTGTTATTAGGTTAAAGAGGATAAGTCCGCTAGTTTCACCTACTGGACAAGAGGCTGTTTACCCTGTACAGGTTATGTCTTGTACAAAATGTGGTCAAATTTTTAATGATTTGAAGGATGAATAAGTATTTTATGAAAAAATGGCACAATTTTGTTAGTGAACAAGACGATAGTAATAAAGTTGCAAAAATTATATTGTTCAATGGAGAAAAAATCCTGCTTCTTTTGAGTAATCATCCTGATTTTGATGGTAGTCTTGATCTTCCCGGTGGTCACATACACTACAGAGAAGATCCTTTGGAAGGATTAAGACGAGAAGTAAAAGAAGAGACCGGCTTGATTGTTACTAATTATACAAAATTGTATGAATTTGGCACTATAACATATTATATGGGTCAAATGCCCAAAGGGAATATAAAATTAAGTAAAGAACACACTGATTATTTCTTTTTTACTATTGATGAGATAAATAATAAAGGATATCCAATCTCAAAACAGTTTTATAACGCTATAAAAGAAGCATACCACCAGATGTTTAAGGCTTAACTGTTATTTAAACACTCTTTCCTTAGCTGTTTTAAACAATTGAGGCAAAAAACTCTTTTTTAGTTTCATTAGACGATCAAATTTAACTTTTTGTCTAGCATCTGTATATAAAGTTGTTGGTTTTTTAATCTCACCATCAATAATTTGATCATTAAAATCGTAAAATTTACTTTTTGGTGAAGTCTTGCTAGAAACATCTGCACTAGCAAGCAAAAAAACACTTAAAAAACTACAAAAAACACAAAGTTTTAATTTTTTCATCTATCTGATCCTTATTTTAACAGTCAACTTTCTTTTTTGACACCATTAATGCTCTAGTAACAACATCTGCTTTGATTTCATCTAAAATATGAGAAAAATTTTGAATATCTGACTTAGTTATTTCATCCATCATGGCCCATAAAGAGTCAACCTCGTCCTGTAAATCAACGTTTTCTTCTACTAGCCTTTTGTTTTCTGCTATTACTTCTACCAATTCTTCTTGAAGATCTTGTATTACCGCAAATAATTCATTTTTATCATTGATTTTCATTTTTTTTTATCTCTTCTAATAAAGTTCTACACAAATTTACTACAATCTCATTTTTATTATAAAAAATATTGAATCTATCACCACTAGCTAGCTTCAAAAGTTCCTCTACTTCTTCTTTTGAATAATATTTTGGTTCAAAATATGGTGACACGACCTATTTTTCCTTATCTTGTGTTTGCTCGTCTATTGATTTACCTACATTTTCAATTGTTTCTTCTAAAATACGTAACGCAAGTATGGTTTCAAATATTTTAGCTAGTTTATCCATAACACTTTCAGTTCCAAACGTTTCTCGAAGACTTAAAAAGTCAGAAGTTGCCATTTGTTTTAAAGGAGCCGGCCCAGCTTCTGATTGTTGTATATCTTCTTTAGTTACTGCGGCACTATTAGAAACTTGGCCACTATTTCCACCGCTTGAGTCTCCAGTTGCAACAGCCTCACCTACGGATCCACCTTCAACTCCAGTAGCAGCAGGTATAGATGTATTTATTGGCCCGATATTCATTGCGTCTCCTTAAAATAACTAGTTTAAGCTTTACTTCTTTTCCAATGAGACTATATTATATATGATGAAAGTAGGCGATTTAGTAAAATTAAAAGGTTTTAAAGTTTCAAATCCGAATGATATTCCACACGGATTTATAATTGCAGATTTAGGTTTAAAAAAATTTAAAATTAAATGGCTAGACCCTGACTTAGCTGCTCGTTGGGCAATGTCCCCAATTATGTCAATAGAAAAACTAGAACTAATAACTTCTGATTAGTCTGTAGCATCTGGCCAAACAAAACCATATTCATTTTCTTCATAAAAAGACAAATTACTGTTACGCTTATAGCAATTAGCAACATCTCTGGCAGCTTTCATGAAGTCATCAAAGATCTGTCGTTCTAATTCATACTGTTCGCTGCGACTATACACAGGAAAATAAACTTTAACTTTCCAGCCTTGTGTTTTAAAGTTATCTTTCCATACTAATCCAATTGGAAAATTTTTATTTTCATCTGGTAATAATATCTTATATTTATCCGGAGCATCATCTTCAAGTAGACGTATTCTCATAGCATTAATATATAGTCTAGATATTTATAGTATGGGTTCAAAAGTTAAAGAATATAAATCCGGCGATCTTGTAGAAAATTTTTCTTACATTCGCAAGCCTCGTTTAAGAGGAATTATTATCGATTGTATGGGGTTTGATAAAGAATTAGATGATTTTATGTATAAAATATACTGTTATAACACCGGAAAATATGAATTTTGGGCTCACCACAGCATAAAAAAAATATAATTTGACTTTTTACTAATTTTGTCTTA